CGATGTACGCTGCGGCGGGCGTGGGCGAGTACGTCAACCAGCCGATGAGCGGCCTGGGGACCGAGTACGCGACGGCGGGCATCGGCGAGTACGTGAATCAGCCGATGAGCGGCATGGGGACGTTCTACGCCGCGGCCGGCGCCGATGGCCTGATGGACGCGATGGAAGCCGCCGCTGGCTTCAACGAGGCCGCCGCCGGCATGGGCGAGGTCCTTCCGGTGGCGTATGGCGAGGGCGAGGCGGACGCGTCGCTTGAGGCCATGTACAACCGGAACCCCGTGGGCTTCGAGTCGACCGTCATCCCGACGGACATCGCTGAGCCCGTGTCCAAGACGATCCCCTACGACCGCAAGGTCAAGACCTCGATCGTCACGCCCGAGTCGCGCGGCTACGAGTCGGGTCTCTTCTCGGGGACCATCTTCTCGGGCATGAGCGGCCTCTGATCTGAAAGCGAATAGGCAGGAGAACCAGACCATGAAGTCCAATCGTCGTAACATTCGCCGCGCGCGTCGCGAGATGCGTCGGAACCCGGTGTTCGGCAAGGATCTCATCAGCGAGGTTCTCCTGCCTGTGAGCATGGGCAGCGTTGCCTACCTGGCCACCAAGTGGGCCGGTGGCCTTGTTGCCGAGAGCAAGTTTCCGGTTGTGGGTGAGAGCGAGCAGGCGGGTGTGACCACGGCGGCCGTTGCGGCCTCGCTGACGGCCCTCTGGTTCGCCGACACGTCCAAGGAGTCCCTTGTGGCGGAGTCGCTTCAAGCAATCCTGGTGGGCTCGACGATGGCGGCGGCGCTTCCGCTCCTCCAGCAGTTCACCAAGGTGGCGCAGGCCGAGGTCAACGCGTCGCTCACGACGCCGGCCCCCGTTTCGCCCCCCGCGACGAGCGGCGTTGGACAATATTACGGCCCGAGCAGTTTGGGACTTGGCATCGGGTATGATATCAGTCACTATGGTGCTCCGTACAAGGGCATGCTGGGACTTGGTAGCAACGATGAGGTCTCGGCGTTCGGTCTGGAGAGCCAGCCCGAAGCTTTCAGCACGGTGATCCCGACGGACGTCGCGGTCCCTGCCACGAACTGGCCCGAGTTCAAGAAGGTCTCGATCCCGTTCACGCAAGAGCCGCTTTGGACTGGCGGCAGTTTCTCCCGGAACCTGTTTACGACCCCGGGACTTTGAAAAGCTCTGCGACCCGATAGCTTGGCCGGCGAAAACCCTGTACCGCTACGGGGAATCGGGTCGCAGTCACTCTCCTCATGGTGAGGCTGGGTGACGATAACTAGCGGGGTGCTCGCCCAGCGGACGAGCTAACTCGGTGACGGAATAAACCTGTTTAGGCGTCTTCACCGAGGACATTGAGAGAGACACGACAATGCCGAAGATCGTTGGTACCCGAGAGCGCGTTCATCAGCCCTTCTACGATTCGCTCATCCGCGTGGATGGCAATCAGAACCTCCGCAGCCGCAACGCCGGTCTCTTCGGCGCGATGCAGGGCCGGATGCAGCTCTTCACCCGTCAGGGTGCGGATGTCTCCATCTCGAACCTGACCACCGGCGGGTTCTTCCCCTCCGACCAGACCTTCGTGACCCTCGCGGTCCGCGTCTGGACGTACTTCCGGGTCAACCTGGAAGCGCAGTACAACATCGGCGCCGCGAACGCGTCGGCGCCGCTCGCTTCGGCGGTCAACGGCACGGTCCCCGACCGCGTCCTGCGCGTCCACAAGCTGTACCACCAGGCCGAGAACCAGATCTTCTGGCAGCTCACGGCCGGTGACAAGCCCCAGCTCACCACCTTCACGGCGTACACGCCGTTCGCTGGTGGCCTGGACGGCTTCTTCGCGGACACCCGCCTGCCCCGCGCGAACAACGGCGTTCCGACGTCGTCGGCGCTCATGCGGCTGGCCCGTCCGGTCCTGATCCCGCCCCGCCAGGGCTTCCAGGTCGTCGCGATCCTGTCGCCCATCGGGCAGACGGTCGGCGCGTCGATCATCGAGCAGCTCAACGGCCTCGTGCCGGACAACGGCCCCGCCGGCTCGATCGGCCAGAACGCGCCGACGACCGACGTGGGCTACGGCGCCGGCACCGGCGTGTCGGTCCAGGGCTCGGATGACATCGAGAAGGACATCAAGTACCTCATCGACGGCATCCACTCGCGCGACGTCCTCTGAGTCGTCGGCGGCAGCCGCCTAACAGCGCTGTCAGAGAGCGCCTCCTCGGGCAACCGAGGGGGCGCTTTGCTTTTGCCGCGTTGACCTCTCGCCGCATCGCTTGTAGCGTGCGCGGCATGATTGCATCGGCCGACTTGGCCCTTCTGCTCGGGGCAATCTACGGCGATGGCTACATCACCCCGGTGCCGCGCGCGTCCACGTACCGCGTCGCCATGTGCTCCGGCGACAAGTATCCGGCGTGGAGGGCTGAGATAAAACGCCTGTTCACGGTCGTCTTCGGCAGGTTCAACGAGTGCCAGAAAAGGACCACAAAAACACCGTTCTTCGAGATTTACATCAACGTCAGAAACGTCCATGATGTGTTTGGGGTCTCCTCCAAAAGGTCTCCTGACGGTTCGATGGTTCCGCCGGCCTGGGTGAACGACTCGCCAGAGTTCCGTCGTCAGTTCCTTCGCGGACTTGTCGAGACGGATGGCTGCTTCACGGTGAGAAAAGACGCCAGATACCCAGGAAAACGCTGGGGATTGTTTGTCTTCTCGCAAAAAGACACCGTGCTGTCGACATGGGTCAAGCAGCAGATCGAATCGCAAGGCATTACTGCCACAATGCGGTTTGGGAAAAAGTCCGGCACATGGAACGTGTCGGTAAACCATCAGTCGGATGTCGTCCGCCTTGGCGAGTGGCTCGATTCCTTCAAGTGGCGTCAGTTGCTCGCAACCGGGTTCCGGCCGCCACTTCGTGAGCCGCGAAAGGTCCCCCGGCAAACAGACGCCCCTTGCGGTTTGCAACCTTCGGTGTTACGTCCTTCCCCCATGGGGGACACCGACGCCGACATGGCATGGTTCGCTGGATTGATGGATGCCGAGGGGTGCTTCCACATCCGTCGGCATACCAGCCGTCCGAACAACGTCATCGTGACCGTGACCGTGGGCCTGGTGAACCGCCCTGCGATGGATCGCGTCTCGCAGATCGTCACCGGCATCATCGGATCCACGCCGACGATGAACGTCCGCGCTCCAAAAGCGAGCGAACGGATGTCGCAGAGGGAGTTCTACTCCATTACCGTGTCTGGGAAGGACAAGGTACGCCTGCTTCTTGGAGCCCTGGCCCCCTTGCTTCGCGGCAAGCGGCTGGAGGCGTACTTGGCCCTGGAGATCGCAAACAGGTCTGCTCACGCTGCGCACTACCGAGCCACGGAAGCTGACTTCGAGATCCAACGCCTCTCCAGCCAGATCAAGAAGGGCGACTCCGAAGCAAGATCCAGGGCGGCAGAGATCGCCGGACGCCCCGCGGTGCCCCACGAGCCGTCGTCGGCTCACCGCGCGTGGCTCGCTGGAATGCTCGACGGAGATGGAAGCATCGTCATGCTCAGGGAGGCCAGGGGCAAGTCGGAGTATTTCCAGACGGCCGTCGTGTTCGGCGCCGCAGACCGCGATGCCCTCGAAGACATGCGGCTGGTCATCGGGCCCTCCATCTGCACGACTGTGACCACGCGGCCACCCGTCGGAGAGGCGCGGCCGTTCCACTCCTTCGGCATCCTCCAGGCTCATGTGCCAGATTTCCTGCGCTCCGTGCGGCCATACCTGATCGTCAAGGGCGTCGAAGCAGACCTCGCTTGCGCAAGCTACGCACCAGGCGCCGACAAGCGGGCCATCCACGGGCTCCTGCACCGCATCAAGACCGCGGACTATCTCACGGCGACCGACGCGTCGCTGCTCTTCCTTGAGATGTCTCAGGGGGCGCCCTCTTGAAGAAGAAGGCTCAGCTTGATGTTGACGTGCTGACGGCCGCCAAGAGCAGGATTTCAAGGGTATTCGACGACTTCGAGCGCATCTACGTCTCGTTTTCTGGCGGCAAGGACTCGACGGTCATGCTCGCCCTCGTGCTGGAAGAGGCGCGGGCCAGGTCGCGCAAGGTCGGCTTGCTGTTCATCGACCTGGAAGCTCAGTACACCGCCACCGTCGACTTCGTCTTGTCCTGCTACGAGAAGAACGCCGACATCGTCGATCCGTACTGGCTTGCGCTGCCCATTGGCCTGCGCAACGGGGTGAGCGTGTTCGAGCCGAAGTGGACGTGCTGGGATCCGTCTGCCAAGGACAAGTGGGTCAGGCAGCCGCCGAGTGTCGCAATCACGGACGAGGGCACCTTCCCCTGGTTCAAGCGGGGGATGGAGTTTGAAGACCTGATCGCTGATTTTGGCGAGTGGTACGCGCATGGAAAGCACACGGCGTGTTTCGTCGGCATCCGAACGGACGAGTCAATCAACCGTTTCAGAACCATCGCCTCTGATGAAAAGGAGACGCACGAGGGCCTGTGCTGGACGACGAGGCTGTCTGAGAACGCCTACAACGCGTATCCGATCTATGACTGGCACGTTGACGACATCTGGCACTACCACGCGGTCACCGGAGCCCCGTACAACAAGGTCTACGACCTGATGTTCGCCGCTGGCCTGACGCCGCACCAGATGCGCATCTGCCAGCCCTACGGCGACGACCAGCGCAAGGGCCTGTGGCTCTACCACATCATGGAGCCTGCAACTTGGGCGCGCGTCGTGGCTCGTGTCGCTGGCGTCAACGGAGGCGCGCTGTACGTGAAGGAGAAGGGAAACGTCAACGGCGTCGGGGCTGTCAGCCTGCCCGAGTCGTGCGTGTCCTACAAAGACTTCGCCATGTCACTGCTGGAGTCCCTGCCTCCTCACGCATCCGAGCACTACCGCAGCAAAATCTCTGTTTTCATCAGGTGGTACGAGGCGCGTGGGTACCCCGAAGGCATCCCTGACACGGCGCCTCCTGCGGAAGAAGCGAGCCGCAAGGCGCCCTCGTGGCGACGGGTATGCAAGACGATCTTGCGCAACGACTGGTGGTGCAAGGGCCTTGGATTCGCTCAGCACAAGTCGGGCGCCTACGACACGTACATGGACCGCATGAAGCGGAAGAGGGTGGAATGGAACATCTTGTAGCTCAGGCCCGGGAGCTGTTTGCGAAGCTCGGTGAGCTGCCGACGGCAGATCGCATCGACGCCATCAATCAGATCAGGCAGGCCCTCTCGGAGCACTCTCCTTTCGCTGCCGAGCCGGTCGATTGTGTGCTTTGGGTGCGTGGGACCGAGGTTGTGGCGAACGCGTATAATCCGAACAGCGTCGCCGCACCGGAGATGGACCTGCTTCGCCTGTCCGTGGAATCAGACGGATACACGCAGCCTGTGGTCGTGAACAAGGAGGCGACCGGCTTCGAGGTGGTCGACGGCTTCCACCGGTCGTGCGTTGGCAAAGAGAAGGGGCCGATCAAAGACAAACTGGGCGGCTACCTGCCGATTGTTCAGATTCGGTCAGACAGGGTTGGCGTGCATGACCGGATGGCATCGACCATCAGGCACAACCGCGCGCGAGGCAAGCATGGCGTCGAGCAGATGTCGAGCATCGTGGCGGAGTTGGTGAAGCGGGGGTGGGACGAGGCGAAGATCTCGAAAGAGCTGGGGATGGACCCGGACGAGGTGCTTCGTCTGAGGCAAATCACCGGCATCGCGGAGATGTTCCGAGATCGGGAGTTCTCGATGGCGTGGGCCCCGTCCGATATCCCTGCCCCGTCAGACGCATAGCTGCGCAGGGCATGTCAAGCTCGACTGTTGTACGCCTGTCTCAGCCATGCTACTGTCGCCTCCGCTGACAGCAGTGGAGCTTGTCGGCACCAATGGCGCGAGGAGCGCAGGAGGAGCAGGTTATGGAGTTGGACGAGAACACGCGTCGCTATCTGTCGCAGATGGCCAACCAGCACGAGCGCATCGAGGCTCAGCTTCAGTCGCTGGTCAAGCGGTACCGGGCGATGGCGTCCGAGCGCGAAGACGACAAGATGGAGTTGCGCAAGATGCGCGACGCCCTCAAGAAGGCCGCCGCTCGCATCCGGTACATCGAGGACATCCCTGGCAAGCGGGTGCCATACTTCATGCAGTTCGCGATCAACATCCCGGGCCCCACGTCGCCGAGCGTGACGATTGCTGGCTCGCGGTTGAGCGACGTGAAGACCATCAGCCAGGACGGTCCGTTCGTCTGCACGACGTACCTGTCGGCGTTCCTGCTGAAGACCTTCTCGATCGGCCCCTACGGCGACGAGGAGAGCGGTCGTCCTGACGATCCGGCGGCGGGCACTGAGGTGCAGACGCCTCTCTCTGGGCGCTGGCGCCCGGTGGCTTCCACCGCGGATGCGTTTCAGGGCGCTTACATCGGCGCTCGCGTCGGTGACACGGCGAACGGCGCCGCTGCGCTCGACGACGCCGCGCTGGTCAACACCTTCCGCCCCGGTACCGTCGACTTCACCTTCGAGATTGCCGACGAGGGCGTCGACCGCCTGCGCCAGAACCAGATTCCGATCCCGAGCCGGTATCTCTTCACCGAGAACGACCGTCCGCTCTACCTGCCCGTGTCGGACTTCTTCGAGCGCGGAAGCTCCATTCGGTTCAGCGCAACTCTGACGCGTGATGTTGGGTTTGCCGAGCTGAACTACGCGGCACTTCCGAACGGGTTTGCGGAGGGCAACGCGGTTCCGCCGCCGGATCCGTTCATCACTCCGGTCACCCCTCCTGACGACATCGGGCGCCAGGTTGTGGCGCTTGGTGGAACCCTCTACTTCACCATGCTCGGCTACAAGATCCTCCAGGCGCAGAGCCCGGCGGTCTGATAGACTGGAGGGTCTATGCGGCCCATCACGACTTCGCAGGTGCCCTCCACCCTTCCCATGTCCGGGATGGGTGGCGGGTCGCAGCCCGTATCCATCCGAGACGGGTTCCTTCAGTTTCTGCCGTCGCGGTCGCTGATCTTTTTTCAGCGGGCGTACTTTGCGGACTACCCGAAGCCGATTCAGAAGGCCGGGTTCCCTCCGTATCCGTACCCTGTGGTGGTTGCCAACATTCAGACGCCGGCTCGGCAGGCGATCATCATCAGGAACACGGCGTTCAGCGTGTACGCCGCGACCAACATCGCCCCTGGCGACAAGATCGCGGTGTCCCGTGCCCGTGCAGCCGGCTACTTCGGATTCCAGACGAACGTCGGGAACCGAGGGATGACCGACTTCAACACCAATATCACCGCCCAGGGGCAGCGTCTCGCGCTGACCGGCTTCGGAGACCCCGACGGCACCCTTCAAAACACTTCGGCTCCGACGCCTGGCCAGGGCAGCTTCTACCCGTTCCCCGGGTCGTCGCAGATCGGCCTTGAGAACTTCGCGTATTACGCGAGGCCGGGGCAGAACATCACCATGACGGTTCAGATCTTGAAGCCGCAGCCCTACGAGACGACCTCTTTCTCCGCCGAGATCGCGGGGTACGTCGTCGGAGAGCACGTGCTCGACAAGGTTCTGTCGCGCCTGTCTTCGGACGGCTGAACTGACATAGGCCGTGCGGTGTACACTCTGAGTCGACGGCCGGAAGCGGGGATGCAGCTCTTGAATGGACGCCTGCTCAACAAAGAGCTGTGCCTTCATTCAGGTGTGCCCCACCTGTTCGCAGCGAGCGGCAGCCTCGCTTCCGGCCGTCGAAACGGAGCGCTCCTATGAAGCCCAAGATCCTTTCGCGCCTCGACATCCGCACCCGCCGTGACCGCGGCGGTGCCCACGTGCTTGAGTACACCGGGCGCGGCCTCTCGTTCCTCGACGTCATCTACGGGTTTGACGCTGGCGTGTTCTTCGCTGTGGTGCCGAGCGAGATCGAAGCGCCCGAGGCGACGCAGCAGCTTGCCCAGTCGTGCGGCATCGTTGCTGACGATCACCCGGACATGCCTGCGTTCAGGCGTGCGGTGACCCACGCGCTATTGACAGAGGCCATGGTCATCGCGCCGGAGCTTCTCTCTGAGCTTGCGGAGCCCATGGTGATGTGGGCCGCCCGTGACCTGCACGAGCTTCAGCGCCGGCACCGTGAAGCACTCCACGCGGTCAACGTCACGGTCAACACCATCGAGAACGACCTGCGCCGCCGCGTGGCTCTCACGATGAGGACCGAGCACGCGCCGTTCTTCCGGCCGTCGATGGCGCCCGCTGGGATGACATGGCCCTCGCCCATCCCGCGCACGCCGCCCGTGATGGCCCACACGCAGCCGCTCGCCCGCGGAGTTCAGGTGTGGCCCGAGGTGCCCGAGGTCATCGAGCCGCGCCGCCTGAGCGCCCAGGCGCCCGTCGAGCCTGCTCCCGTCGTCGAGCGGATCGTCGCCGAGGTAGGCCCAGACGGCGTCCCCTGCATCCCCGACTCCCAGTCGGTCGAGCGCGTCCTCAAAGCCGTGGTTGAGGCTCGCGAGGCTGAGCTTCCGCAGCGGCTTCCGGGTGGCGCTCGCCGCCGCCTTGAGAAGCTTCCGGTCGGCGTTTACCTCGCCGTTGGAGACAACCTCATCCCGAAGGGGGACATGACCGCCGCGATGATTGACGGCCAGGAAGAGGGCCGCAAGAGCGAGGCCGTCGTCATTGACTGGAACGGCGAGTGGCCGGTGGTCGCTCGTAGATTCGGCAGCGGCGGGCGGGTCGTGTACAAGGTCGAGCAGGCGCTCAAGAGGGCGCTTGGTGAAGAAGCAGCATAAGGAGACGACGATGGCCGCCCGTAAGAAGACCAGCCGTAAGACCAGCAAGCGCGCCCCTGCCAAGCGGACCAGCCGCAAGAGCAGTCGCCCTGCCAGGCCCATCCGCCTACGCATCAGCACGACGAAGGACCTGACGAAGGCGCTGCGCCTTGCCTGGGCCAACACGCTGCTGGAAGCCCCGTCCTACCGGAAGCTGGGCCGCGACAAGATTGTCGCGGAGGTCATCGACTCCGTGAAGACGCGCGGCGGCGAGGCTACCTTCTCGGTCGAGGGACGCCTGATCGAAGGCAACGAGAGCGCGGCGTGGGACCGGCTGCACCACAAGGCCGAGTCGAAGCTTCGTCAGATGACTGGCGACAAGGGCTACTACTTCGACCAGCTCAACGAGGGCCTGTACTTCGTTTCTCACGACTGAAACGCTGGCGGCGCCGGCTAAGGCAACCACATGAGCTACCATCGCGGCATGGGCGCACCGCCCGCTTTCACATCGACGACGGCGTTCGCTCAGGCGGTTGATCCGTACTCGTGGCGAATGAGCCCGCCGGGGGCGATCTACTCGCCCTACGGCTGGGGCCCCGACATGAACATCGGGATGCCGGCGAACTACACCCACCACATCGGCTACGTCAGGACGCCGATTCCCGGCGCGCGTCGCAACATCGGCATGATGCGCGACACGCTGCCTGGGATCGGCAACTACGACTACCCGTTCAAGCAGATCCCATTCACCACCGAGGGCACCGTCCGGTACGACCTCGGCGACAGCGGTGACGGGCTCGGCGCTATCTTCGCGGCCGTCTGAGCGTGCCATGGCTGACAGGCGCTTCTACGAACTTGTCGTTTACGTCCCGGGATTCGACTACGTCGCCAGGATTCAAACGAACTTGTTCGTGGAACTGCCTGCCAACCCCGACAAGTACAGCATCGGACAGGCGCTGCTAGCCTGGGGCGCTCTGACTCCGGACGTTCGAGAAGCGATCCTCGGTGGCGGCGGCAGCACACGCCGGCGCCGCTGACTCGATTCCTCGACGGAAACGGACTTCAGTCGAATAGGCGTCGCTGCGCCTGTGGCTTGGCAGTCTCGGACTCGTCGACTTCATCCTCTACGTCGCCGCCTCGGCCAGGCGTGTACTTCGCGAGGCGTGGTACTGCTTTCGTCGCAAGGTCGAAGTAGGTCGGGTCGAGTTCAAGGCCGATGCTCTGGTAGCCATTGAACTCTGCGGCGGCGAACGTGGAGCCGCCTCCCGACTCGAACCTATCGGACGTCGACATCTACGTGTCTGACGAGGGGTTCCTGATTCAGGAGGCTTCATCCGGCAGCCTGGTCTACGAGCTTCAGCCGCCGCATCGGCAGAGCAAGAAGGCGCTCACCCAGCGCAAGACCAGCTACAAGAAGTCCTACCTCAAGCGCAGGACGAGCCGGCCCAAGCCGCCTGTCGTGGAGGCTCAGCTCGTCGAGCAGCCGCCCGAAAAGCCCGAAGTGGACATCGAGTTGGCCATCCGAAAGCGGATCGCCGCCGAGGTCGCTGCGGCCAGAATCAAGAAGAGTTCACGGCGCAGGTAGCCGCCTGACGCTGCTATACTCGTCCGATGCCTCGCCGCTCCCGCTCCACCCCCAAAATCGACGATCTGGTCGGCTCAGCCGCCGAGGTTGCCGTAGGAACCCTGTTCGACCGAGCGACGTCCTTCCTTGAAGGGATGCGCGACAGGCAGGCCAGCACGCTTCCCGCCGAGCAACTCGGCGGCAGCTTCGTCTGCGCCGCCTGCCGCCGCGAGCTTCCCTTCGACGGCATGGAGATGGTCAACCCTGGGACCCAGTTCGGCTGCTGCCGCCAATGCTTCGGGTTCATGTGGGGCGCCGCTGAGGAAAAGCTCCAGGTCATGGCCCGCGCACGCGCCGAGGCCGCCGCAGAGGCCGTCAAGGCGCGAGCCGCTCAGCAGGCGCAGCAGCAGCACTACCACCAGTACACCCAGGGCGCTCGCGCTCCAGGCCCCGCCGCTCCCGCACGCCGCAAGCCCTGGGAGATTCTCGGCATCGACGCAGACGCCTCCATTGAAGAGGTCAAGAAGGCGTACCGCATCAAGGCTTCCGAGTATCACCCCGACACGGTCCCTCCGGGTGCGCCAGCCGAAGAGCGCGAAGCCGCCAGGGCCAAGTTCGAGGAATGCACCCGAGCCAAGGACGCCATGCTCAAGGTTCGCCAGGTGGCTACCTGACATGGAAACCGTGGCCCCCTCCGTTCACGACGGGATGCCGGACTACCGGAGCTTCGTTCGACACCTCTGGGAGTATCGAGACGGCAGCGGTGCAAGCCCGCTCAACAGCACCCCGTGGGTCTACTGCTATCGAATCGAGGACGACGAGGGTAGCGAGCTGCGACTCATCAACTCGATGGTTCACCGACTGCGCGCCCACATGAACTTCACCGACCGGGTCTGCTCCATCGAGCATCACGGCTCGCACGTGGTGATGTTTCAAGACTTGCAAGCGCTTCACCTGTTCATCGGCCATCTTTGGACACGGGCCAACGAACACGAGGAGCTGTCCGGCTGCCTCATCTTCCTGCTTGAGAACCTGGGCCTGCTGGACGAGGCGTTTGTCTGATGCTCAGAGGAATCGGACTGGGGCTTGGCCTCCTATTTTCCGCCTTCGCGCTAGAGCGACTAGCCGGAGGCGGCCTCGCCAGAAACCAGGGTCATCGCCCGTACAAGAAGCTCAAGCGGGACCCCTGGGGGGCGTTCTCGGCAGCGGTGGGCGCGGTGATGAACACCAAGGCGTTCAAGCTGGACCCTGAGAAAGCAGAGGCTCAGCTTGCCGATGCCGAGCGAGAGCTTCGCGGGCTTGGCCATCTGCCGTTCGTAATCGAGGAGGAGAGGCGGGCGGTCGAGCTTCAGTTCAAGCCTGTGTACGACAAGGTCACCCCTGCCCAGATCAAGGCTCACCACGCCTACCTGGAAGCCAAGAGGCGCGACGAAGAGAGAGATCGCCCCAGGCGCAACGGCCGCGTGCCGTCGAAGTACCTCGGCTCACTCAAGGGAGCCAAGCGCACCTCGCGCCGCCGTGAAATCACCAGCCGCGCCAAGGAGAGCCGCAAGCTCGGCCCTCGTCGCCCCAAGAGCGCGTTCCGTCCATTCAAGACGGACGCTGGCTCCAAGACCCGGACCAGCTCCTACACGGCCGAGTTCAAGCGTCGCTACGGCGACGTCAAAGGGGGCCTGCCTGCGATTGCCAGCGCGAGTTACGAGGACGTGGCGCCGGACGCAACGCTTGCCGGGTACCAGCGTGCCCTGAAGAAGGTCTACAACCGCGGACTTGCAGCCTGGAGCACCGGACACAGGCCCGGGGCGACGCAGGGGCAGTGGGGCTTCGCCCGCGTCTACAGCTTCATCGTTGGCGGCAAGACTCGCCACACGGCTGACGCCGACATCGCCGAAAGCATCGGCCTCGGGTAAGGTGAGGTCGATGAGAGGCATCATTTCACGGAACGCCGGCGGGCCTGAAGGCGACCTGGAAGGCGTGGAGGCCATTGCCGAGGTTGCGGTCGGCAGGCCAAAGCCCAGCAGCCCCGTCGCGTTCATCACCCTTGAGAACGAGAAGGGCCGCCCGGACTCCCCCTGGGATCACAAGCTCATGGGCTTGATGATTCCCCGTTCCGCGAACATCACCGACCGGGTCGTGGATGCGGCCAAGGCCAACCGAGAGCTGTTCCCCGAGGCGCGGCGGCGCGGCCAGGAGATGGTGCGCCTGTTCCGCGTCGATGACTGGGTCGAGAAGGTCGGCCCCATCGTCGTCGGCGGCTTGTTCGGCAATCAGGCCGTGGTGTCGGTGCCTGAGTTTCAGCGCTGGGAGCCAACCGGCCGGTCGGTGCTGGCGTACCTCGATGACACCATCGAGCACGGCATCATGTCCTACGTGCCGCCGCCCGAGATGCCCGCTCCAGCGGCACCGGCCAAGCAGACGCGCCAGGTAGACCCTGGAACTGGCCCCGTGGTCACGCGCGTGGCGGTGGGAAGGAAGATCTCGGACGGTGCCAAGCAGCGGACCGTCGACTGGGTAGCCCCGAGCGGAGACTCGGTGAGGCTCGACGGCGGCGTGTACGTGTCCACAAGAGAGGAGCCTCTCAAGGTTGGAGCCGAGGGCGCTCGCCGGATCGTCGATAGGATCACCCGCGCAGCCGAAGAAGACGGCGGATTTTTGCCCGCTGCCGAGGTCGCCCCTCCGGCAAAGACGACCGCCGCCATCGCGGCGCGACTCTCGAAGTACACGCCAGACCAATGGGGCCCCATCAGCCCCGCCGAGCTGCCCCGCGAGCTTCTGTCTGACAGGGCGCTGCCCAAGGGCCTGATGCTCCACCAGGAGCACGGGGCGCGCTGGATGGATGCGGCAGGCAGGGGCCTGTTGGCCGATCAGCCGGGCCTTGGCAAGACCATCACAACCGCATCGGTCATCGACGCCCCCGCGATCGTCGCGTGCCCCAAGTCGGTCAAGCAGAACTGGCGCGCGGAGCTGAACAAGTGGCGCCCGGACCTGTCGGTGCTGGTGCTGGACGGGAGCGCCGTCCCCGGCAAGGAGGCGCAGTCCGCCGACGTCGTCATCGTGAACTACGAGTCGCTCGCCTCCCATGCCGACTGGCTGATGAAGCGCAAGAACCAGACGCTCGTGGCGGACGAGGCTCACATCCTCGCCACGCTCAAGATCGTCCGGGTGATGCGCACCCAGAAGCTCGAAGCCCGGGGCAGCGAGCGGGCGCAAGTCTTCCACGACATGGCGATGAGGATTCCACGCCTGTTCCTCCTGAGCGGCACGCCGTTCACCAACACGCCGAACGAGCTGTTTTCGCTCCTGCACATGATCAACCCGACCGCGTGGAACGACCCGGTACTGTTCGAGAAGCGCGTCGCCAAGTCCAAGAGCCTTTCAGCCCTCTACGAAGAGCTGAACGGCACCTACATGCTCCGGCGCACCAAGGACATCCTCCCCGACTTCCCAGAGAAGGTCCGAGGCACGGTCATCGTGAGCCTGTCGGACGACGTCGCCGAGACCTACGAGCACGCCTGCCAGGACTTCCTCGAATGGGTCCTGGCCAACGGCGGCCCGCGTGCGGCCATGCGCTCGCAGCAGAACGCCGCACTGGCCAGGCTCAACCTGCTGAGGGCCCTGTCGGCCCTTGGCAAGGTGAAGGCTGGCACCGAGTGGATTGAGAACTTCATCGACAGCTCGCCCGGCAAGCCGCTTGTCGTGATGGCGTACCACAAGGAGACGTTCGCGGCGCTTCAGAAGGCCATCACCGCCGTCAACCAGCAGCGAGCAAAGGACCGCCGCCGCATCATCCGGCAGGCGTCGGTGACCGGTGAGACGCCCGAGAAGCAGCGCAACGACAACATCGCCATGTTCCAGGCGGGCAGGCTCGACGTGCTGCTCTTCTCGGTGGGCATGGCCGTCGGAGTGACGCTCACCCGCGCGAGCGACATGCTGATCATCGAGAGGCTCTGGACCCCTGCCAAGATGGAGCAGGCCGAGGACCGCATCCACCGGATGGGAGCCAAAAACACCTGCGTTGTCACGTACATGGACGGCGCGGGGACCATCGACGAGCAGATGGCGAAGGTGCTTCAGCTCAAGGCTCTGCTGTTTGCCGGTGCCATCGAAGGCAAGCAGATGGACGAGAGCGAGGCCAAGGCCGCCGTCTACGGGGAGATGTTCAAGCCGCCAAAGGGGGCCGTGCAGCGCAACCGCGCCGAGCAGCCCGAAGGCATCATCGAGTACGAGGGGGTTCTGAGGTCCGAGTTCAGTAGCTGGGACAAACCAGTCTGAGGAAACCATGCCCCTACCCGCTCTTGTCATCCTGGTCGCCGCCGCCGCTCTCGCGGTGGCCGGAATCGTCTGGCTTCTAGCAACCGGGTTCACTCCCCGCCTGCCTCGTGGAAGCTCCCAAACCGTCACCAGCGACGGGATCACCCTTCACGTGCTCTGGGCTAAAGACCCCTTCTCCGGCTCTCCAGGCGACCCGGACAGGGAGGTTGATGCGGACCTGGCCTCGGACTGCCACGCCGCCGTGCTGAAGGCGGCAGAAGCCTGGGCCAGGGCTCAGTTGGACCCAGCAGACGCGCCGTTTTCGACCAGGGCCAACGCCCACCACGAGCTTCGTGAAGTCCGCGTCGTGTTCCTGTCGCCGCGGCTGTTCGATCAGCTCGACGGCACGGCTGCCATCGCCGACCACGCCAACGCGCTTCAGACCCGCACGCCTCAGCGCATCGGCAGCGGATGCCCCATCTTCTACATCCGCGAGTCCTTCATCCGCGTCGCCCACGGCTCTCTCTGCGTCCACGAGGCTCTGCACGTCCTGGCCACCGCAGCCGGGATGAGCGTCGAGCAGAACCACCGGCACGGCGAGCGCCGCCTGTGGAGCCGGACCAAAGACGATGGCTCCATCGAGTCCGACGCGTATCAGTCGTGGCTCAGCGAACGAAAAGAAGCTCCGTGAGACGATGAGAGCGCAAGGCCCTTGCGCTCTCCAGCGGGTGCGTTACATCAGACGTACTCGACATGGAAAAGATCGACACTCAAGTCCTCGTCACCATCACGGAAAAGGCTCTCCGCAAGGCCAGGGGCATGGAGCCGCTCTCGTGCTTCGCCGACACCGACGATCGAAGCGTGCGCCGTAAGATCATGCGCGCCCACGATGAAATCGAGCGAGACTGGAAGGCTGGAAAGTCTATCCAGAGAAAGCAGCAGCTCCAGTACATGAATAGTGTCTGGGAGGCTTCTGGCATGAGCATCGTCGGGTTCGACAAACACTTCGAGTGTCCCCCCGACATCGTCAGCCGGCAATGGAAGCACCAGGACGCCGCCATCGACATCGCAGCGGCCGGCATGACGACCATGATTCCTCAGGCTCAGCAGCACATGCCCGAGTCCTGGGAGTCCATGAGCCTGCTGGTCGCTGGGGTTCAGCCGCTTCTCTACGCGTCGTTCGTTTTCTCAAGGGCCAACCGGCTTTCCAGGCCGAACGTCTTCAACGTCTCCGACGCGCTGGTGGAAAACCTGCTGCTGACCGACGTGGCGGGCCTGAAGCCGTCGGACGTGCAGCTACCTTTTCCGGGCTTCTACATCAGCTTCAGCCCTGGGATCTTGAGCATCAAGAACGAGTCGACGGGTCATCACGATGTGACTCTCGTGGGCGTGTCTGAGGGCAACGTGCCCGGGTACCTGGCCTCGCGGGAGCATATGTCGGGCAGGTCTCTCTTCGGCGTGTTCTGGGGCGAACCCAAGAAGGACAGCGCCACTACGGGCGACGACAACGTCACTCACATGTCCATGAGCCTGTACGAAGGGCTGGAGTCGCTGGCCGAGTCGGTGGACGAGCGTCTCATCCCCATCCACAGAGACATGGCCTCGAACGATGCCGTTAGGTTCCTTGGGCGCAGCTATGGGTACGAAGAGGGCTGTCGCATGCTGCGTCAGTTCATGGCGAACTTCTGCTTGTTCTTGTCGAGCCCGAGCCCCGACATCGAGCCATCATCGGGAGGCCAGGGGACATGGGGAGGAGCGGTCGAGGCGGCCGAGTCCAAGCGCACGTTGGTCAAGATCAGGCTCGACCACCGGGCTGGTCAGTACGCGTCCTGGGACGTTGGACGGAAGTCCAAGCGGCTTTCTTGCGCGGCTCTGCCTCATGACATCATCGTGCGGGGGCATTGGCGCAGGCAGGCGCACGGTAAGGCAAGACTGCTGCGCCGGGTCATCTGGATCGAGCCGCACCTTCGCAATGCCAGCGACAGCGGCGTCGTGCCGGGCCATGATTACGAACACGACCGCTGACCGAGGAATCCCGTGGACCATGACAATCGCAGGCGCCTGACCGTCCTGCTTGGAGAGATGACAGTCGAGTGGGAGAGGTGGTACGCAGAGCACTGCCGAACGCACCCCGAGGACTGGTCCGCCGACAGGCTCGATTCTCTGTTCCAGCGGCTCAAAGAGACGATGGCTGCGCGGTAGATAGCCCGCGGCGTGGACTTGGGCCCTTGGATTCCGTAAGGTTCGAGAATGCCCAGAATCGCCAGGATCGCGCTTGTCATGCTTCTTTGCCTGCCCAGCGTGGTGGCAGGCTACTTGTTCGCGCTCTTTGTCAGGGCTGCCTGGGGCAAGTCCCTGACCATCAGCGACGGCGTCGCGATTGTGCGCCTCGACGAGAATAGCTGGCCTGTCAGGACCTGGTGGAAGCACTGGTCCGGCTTCTCGATGGGCTACGGCGTGATGCTCTCTCCCACGGCGGGAGAGATGACGCTGATGCACGAGCTTGAGCACACCACCCAGGCGAGGGCCGGCTCAATCGCGGCCATCCCGGCTGCTGTGGCGCTCTGCTTTTCTGCTCACTGGTCGATCGGGCTGCTGCTTGTGCTGTTGCAGCCCCTGCTGAACTACTCGGGGGCGTCGCTTGTGGCGTGGATCTTTGGAGGGGCGCCGTACCTCGACAATCACTTCGAGCGGGCCGCCAGGGACGCGGTCGAGATGCAAGAAGTGAGAGAGCAGTGGGCTCGGAAGGCGGGGTGAGCGCCCGTCGCCGTCAGGTCCTGAGCGGATGCTTCATCGACTGCTGTTCGACGGCTTGCTTGGCCTCTTCCAGGCTGTCGTACTCTTCGCTCCACGTGGTTTCCTGATTGTCATCGGAGTAGCCGCCGGCCCAGATGTAAGCGAGCCAGCGGCGGTCATTGCCGCGGACCACTTCGCCGAGCGAGACCCTCTTCTCTCCTTCGACGTCGTGCCCAAAGAAGTGCTCTCCCCCGGACGACCGCCAGGCTCCCCTGGGCATGCGAGCGGCCTGTGGAGTCTTGCCGATCGCCGCAGAGATCTGCGTCATCGCGTTGCCCTGAGCTTCGGCCGCCGAGAGCATCGAGGGCGTGCCGGGAGCGCCGGAGTATTGCGACGCGATCTTGCCATTCCAGCCGTAGGTGTAGAAGTTCCAGTTCGCCTTATCCTGGGTTGAAAGGTTGATGTCAGCGTAGGCACTGATACTGAGCACCCTTTCCAGCTTTTCGGAAGGCAAGCCCTTGTACTCGGTAGATGAGCCCTCGATGGGAGCCCAGACAACCCACAGCCCGTCGGGGCGCGCGGCCAAGAGGTGGTCGTTGTAGCGGTACCGATCGACAAGCTGGTCGCCACCCCAGAGCTTGCCAGACACAATCTCTTTGCCTCGCAGGCCGGAGTAGCCCTCGCGTAGCACCCACTGGGTTTCGCCGCCCTTGGTGCGCTTGGTGACGTTGTAGACGCCCACGCTGGAGGGAACCTCGACCTCGCCACGATCGCGCGGGTCGGGAAGATCGAACCCGTAAATGAACGCCTTCTTGGTGTACTGGGACGCCTGCTCGTTGGAGACGGCTGGCAGCAGGCCCTTGTCACGGAGGGCTTCGTAGAGCCGCAGGAACACGCGCGGGTTGACGTCCGACGAGCTGTAGATCCTCTCCCCTTCGTTGATCACGCGCTCGGCTCGGTACGGGTCGGCGAGCTTCGACGGCCCTTGACTCAGCAGACGAACAAGCTCGGCAACGCTGGGCTTGCCCTTGGAGATCTCCTCGGGAGACGAATAGGAAAACCCGGCGTTGTGGCCGATTCGTACCGCCATGATGGCCTTGCCGATTAGCGCGTCCCACGGGATCTGAGACTCGACCTCCTTGGCCGCCTTGCGCTCCTTGACCTCTTCGCGGACGACGCGGTTGACGCCGGTCAAGATCTTCTTGGCGGCCTTCTCCATCCCGAACGCGATTTCGATGTTGTCGGTCAAGGCGTACGCGTACTTCTGGTCGTGCTTGCCGAAGCCCTGCATGTGCGTGACTTCGTGGATCACGCTAGCGCAAAGCCTTCGGATCGACGCATCGTCGCTCAGGTTGTAGTAGTCGGACTCCACCGAGTAGTCGGGGTATTCCTCGTAGGATGCGTTCGTGCGCCTGATTTTGACCGGGTTGAGCAGGAGCCAGTCCGTGTCAGCCTCGCGCAGGTACCCCGCTCCGAGCACCATCTCGTTGCCGGACTCGTCTCGCTCCGTATCGAAAATCCAGCCCACGCCGAATGGCTTGAACATGCCAAGCCGAACGAGAGCGTACTTGCACAGCTCCGACCACAGACGGATGAGCTTCAGGTACTTCGGCTTCATCGTCAGCGGATTGAAGTCCTTGGGCATCTTCCAGTTGTCGAGGTTCTGGTAGACGAACAGGTCGGGCTTCCACGCCGCGAACCGGAGCGCGCCAGCAAGCTGCTCATGGCTGACGAAAGTGACGTTCTTGGCGACGGCATCGAACGTCTCAGGCAGCGGCACAAGGTCAGGGCCGCGCTCCCCGCCCTGCGACTCCTGCTGCCTGTCAGCTTCCTCCTGGTCCCGCTCAAGCTGTTCCTTGACGCCCTTGGAGATGGCATCGAACTGCTGGTCGGTTAGCTCGACGCCGCCGCCCTTCTTCGACTTGGACTTGCTCAGGTCGACACGGGATGCGAGGTCGGCTCCCACTTTGGAAGCCTTGGCCATGCGGCGGGCTCGCTCTTCTTCGGCAACGGCTGCGCCTTCGCCACTGCGGACGTCCAGGGGCCCACTGCCCGTGTAGATCGTCCGCTCCTTGTCCCGCTCCGCCCGCTGCTTCTTCAGGGCGCTCATCGGATCGACGGCAAGCTCTTCGAGGTAGGCGTTGAGAAACCCTGATGCCGAGGACGAAGCTGCGAGAGCGTCACGCTTGCGGGTGAAAACGCCGCGCGGCGGGGCGGTGATGTCGACGAAGATGGCGCCCTTGATGTTGGCGTCGACCCTCTTCTCGAACATGAACACGCCGGAGCCTCGGACGAAACAGCCGTTGCGCTTGGAGCGCGGCTGACGCCAGATCTCCATCCTGCCGACTTCCTTCTGCTCTCTGGACGTGTCGTAGGCGATGCCCTTGCGGCTCAGCCCATTGGTGAACTCGTAGAACTCGTCGCTGTACGCGAAGCTCTGGGTTCGCCCCTCCCCGCGCTCCGACCACGACACGGTGAACGTGGTGATCGTGATCGGATGCTCGCGGACCTTGTCGCCGCCAATCAGGTCGGCGCTGACTCGCTGCCCGTTGACCGTAACCCGAATGCCGATCAGGTGGCTCTTTTCAAGCACTCCGACGGCGTAGCTGTCGTTCGTGCTCTTGTGGACCGGCATCCATACGCGGATCTCGACGCCCTGAACGAACGGCTCACCGCTCCGAATCCCCGGGGCGAAGAGGCGCTGGTGCTGCCCGATGGCCAGCAGGCCTCGCGTGCGGACCTCGTATCGGTACCACGGCGTGAGGATCAGCTCTTTGGCGTCCCCAAACCCGCCCACCGCGCCGGCCGGCTTCATCGAGCCGCCGAGCGTGAAGAAGGCGCGCTTGAGCGTCTCCTTGTCCATGCCGACGCCGTTGTCGCGGCAGACGCAAAGCACCGCCGGCAGACCTTCACCCGTCGCCGGATCTGAATAGGTCGTCTCCTCGGAGGAAAGCTCGATCTTCGTCGCTCCGGCGTCCCTGCTGTTTTGCAGCAGTTCGCGCCAGAAAGCCGACTCCCATCGGTCATAGGCATCCAGCTTGTCGAGGAAGTAGCTCTCCGTGACGCCCCAGTCCTCGCCGCCTTCATCGCCGTTTCGGCGCATGGCGTTCTTTCCAAGCCTGGACACAGCATCAGACAGTTGCTCGATCTGGACCTTCTCGTTCAGAAGCTCGACCGGTAGCACGTCGGACGTGGCCGACTTCTCATCGGCCAGCACCGTCCAGTGAAAGACGGACCCCTCTGCGAAGTAGGTCTCCTCGCCGGCCTCAACCATCGGGTGCCAGGTCATCGAGCGCGCGACGAGGTACGCCTGCTGCCCGGTCGTCGTGTAATACTGGCCCGGCGTCGAAAGGTGATCGTCCACGCTCTCGATGCGTTCGATGAAAGCCGGATCGGGGGGCACGGCGAGGCTGCCGCCGTCGGCGTTTCTGGACACGGGGCGACGGGACGTACGCTTGGTAGCCATGGGCAATGATGATGACATGAGCTATCATCCCGGCGCTACCCATCGTGACGACTACCCGGAGAGCCGACCTTGTTCACAGAAGAGCAGCAGAAGTGGGTGGATGGGTACACGTCCTCCATCTTGATGCGGGTCTTGGAGACCACGGCGCAGCTCGGAGCGGCAGCCAAGAAGATCTCGCGCCTGTGGAAGCGAGACATCACCGAGGCGAAGTTCGGCGTTCTCTCAAAGCCGGAGGGGATGACCGACTTCGCGAGCAAGTACGCCTACTGCGAGGCCAAGGCCACCGAGGTCGTGGCCGTGAACGACCTGCCCTACATCATCGCTCCGATGAAGCTGCGTGGGCCGGTCGAACGGTTGGTCAACGGCCTTGGCTACGACGGCGAAGTCCTCCTGATCAAAGACGATTTCGACCTCGACTCCCCCTACGAGCGGTACAAGTGGGCGTGGCGCGTGTCGGACATCATCAAGGGGCTGCGCAAGGTTGAGGAGGTGCGGACATGACCAGGCTTGAACAGAATCCGCCGGCCGACCGGCTTCGGTACATCGCCAAGCAGTACGCGAAGTACCCGATTGTGACGTTCTCCATGATCGACGTCATCGCCCACACCGTCGGCGAAGACGGCTGGAAGACGGCCGTCACCGACGCCGCCATTAAGGCGATGGGCGAAGCCGCCATGTCCGACGACGCTGCTGAGATCAACTCGGCATACCGAGCCAGCCGCCTCATCGAGAGGGTCATTTACACGACAACCGAACCGCTTTTCACCTCACTCAAGAACGAGGTGGCCGAAGCCACGCCAATCCTCGTCGAGATGGTCTCCGAGCTACGAGGCTTCAAGGAGCGCAACCAGTCCGAGGGCACGTTCCTTTGGATGTCCAAGCAGTTGGCAGACAAGGCCAAGCCTGTCGTGACTGCCCTCCAGGCCACGCGGCGAGACGATGGCGATCGCATTGCGCCCCACATCATCGAAGAGGCTCGCGAGTATGTTGAGGCCGTTCGGTTCTTCAAGACGCGCGGCACTGCGATCGGGCAGTGGGCCGAGAAGGAAAAGCCGAACCTCACGTCGATGAGCTTCGACGAAGTGAAGGAGGCGATCGAGGACTTCGACTCGTCCGGCAAGAAGCCTCCCACGCAGCACGAGATTGCCCACACCTTCGACGACGGCTGGACCGTTCAGCTACTTCCCGGCACCTACTGCGAAGAAGAGAAGGATGCAATGCAGCACTGCGGTCGCGCTCGCATGAGCGACTCGGTGCTCTATTCCATCCGCGACCCGAAGGGGTTTCCGCACGTCACGATCGAGTGGAACGAGAACCTCAACAAAGCCATCCAGACCTTCGGCAAGCAGAACAAGACGCCTGCCGAGAAGTACAAGAAGTACGTCGATAGCTTCATGGCGACGCTGAACGTGAAGAAGCTCCCGCCTGACATTCAAGCGATCGTCGACTGGGCACAGAAAAACGTCGACTGGATCGACGAAGAGCACCTTGAGGGCTACGCAACGAAGTGGCTTGAGGTCGTTCGCAACGTCTCTGACTTCATGGAGTGGATGGACGAAGGAGTCTATTTCACGGCGTATCAGTCAGTCAAAAGCATGCTTGGCGAAGACGTTTCGCCAGCAGAGTTCCGCGACTTCCCGTGGGCGGTGCAGAGAGCCATCGAAGAGGACGACGGTGGCCGAAGGACGGAAGGTCTGATCAAGACCGGCCGCATCGCATCAAGTCTTGCCGCCGCTGCGCCATATTTCTCGCCCGCCGGTCAGGCTTCACTCCCAGGCGTAGACGTATCGCCGCCTTCGATGAGCGCAGCTCAGATCAAAAAGCGCAAAGCCATCTCCGATGTGTGGAGGCACCAGGGCTTCTACCCCGACAGCGAGGGATCGAAGGGGCTCCTCGTGTTCCCTGCGGAGGACTGGATTGCGACCGGATTCATCGAAGTCGACCCGACCTTCGACTACCAAGACGTCAAGAAGTGGGCGGAGCAGGGCATCTCTCCCGACGTGGCGTTCGAGTGGATGACCGAGGATGCTGCGGACGGGTCGGACACCGAGTTCACGCCGGAGACGGTGCGCAGGCTGATCGATCGCGGCATCTCGCCCGAAGAAACCGAGGGCATGGATGTCAACGAGTCGACCGACCTTCAGGATGTCCTCGACTGGCTCAGCTCTCGCGGCATCGAGAAGAACCGGAAGCGCCGGACGAGCAGAGAGGCACGCTGACCATGACACGCCGCAACCCCATCGAAGACTTCCGCAAGCGAGACCCCGCTTGGAACCGCCGATACTCCATGCCCTTCGAGGAGCGCATCGAAGGCTCAGCAGAGGTCTCATGGGGCGCCGAGCTTGACCGGTGCGTCATCATCGCGCCGAACGGCAACGTGTCGATCGGCCACTCCCGTCTCGAACAGTGTGTCATCGTGGAGCCCTGCACCATCGGCGATGGCGTGGTGGCGATCGCCGCGATTCTGCAAGGCGTGATTCACGACGGGGCCCGCATCGAGGCTCACGCAGACATCCGCGGCGATATCGGCCAAGACGCGTCCATTGGCATGGGCGTCGATGTGGGGGCTGAAGCATACGTCGGAGAGGATGCTCAGATCGGGGACATGACGACCATCGGCGATGGCGCCGAGGTCGGCTCGGGATGCGTGATCGGCGCTCAGTCGACCATCGGAGCCGTGTCCCACGTTCCAAGCGGAGCCCGCCTTCCACCGCGCTCCGTTGTCCGGCAAGGCGCTGGAGTCTCTTTTACTGCCGAGAGCCGCCAGCGGCGCGAGGGCATTGGCGATGAACCGCGCGTCGGATTCACGATTGTCGACGATCTAAGCGAAGACGAAGATGGCGATGCACCGCCGGATGATGAAGATGACGACGAGCAGGAAGGCTTCCGTCAAGAACAGTTCCCCGTGCCCGCTGGCCTTCGCGAGACATACACGCCGTCTCCGATCGCGGGATGGTGGGGCGCCCGCCCAAACGATCTCACCGTCGGCACGCCGGAACTCATCCTGAGTGACTTCCAGCCAGGGACCGCCAGGTCGTGGGCCTTGAGCAAGCTGGCACGCATCGCAAACCTGAAGTCAAAGGACGGCAAGCTGACGAAGAAGCTGGTCTCCGAGCACAGGCCGGACCTGCTTGAGCATCCCGTCACCAAAGAGGTGCTCCGCATCTCCCCTCCGGCGACCGACGAGGCGCTGGTCGAAATGAGCTTCGAGTCGCTGTCGCCCGCTCGGTACGACGTATTCGGCGGCATCACCTACCACTCCGGTCACGGCACGCAGATGCTCGGACCTCAAACAGAGGACGTGCTCGTGCTGGCCGTGCCGAACGCTGTCATCGATGAGGTGACGGAAGAGGCCATGCGGCAGGCGACTGAAAAGCCGTGGCGCGTAAACCTTGACGACGCTCGCGAGTACGTCACGAACAACCTGCACAACGCATTCTTCAAACAAGACGGCCATCCTGACGAGAGGGTCAAGTACGCCATCGGATGGGTGCGAATGGCGGTCTCTCCGCCGACTGGCCTGGTGATCGTCGAAATCCAGTCTGACAGGCCGTGGATGGAGTTCAGGCTTATTGATGAGCCAGAGTCAGTCCAAAAGCTGCTCCGCGAGATGTACTTCCCCACGTTCGCCTCGGATGCGCTGAACATCGTGGTCGAGTGGGCGTTCGCGAACCGGTACCGCCAGGTTCTCGTGCCCGACTTCGTCAGCCGCAAGCGGATTGGCGGAACTCCGCCCAAGAGCTTCTACGACGACCTGCCGAAGAAGTACACGGTCAGTCCTCTGGAGCCTTTGAAGGATTTTCCTTTCCGAACGTGGGATTCTGGCTTGAATGTGCGCCGGATCGTCCCGAACAAGAGCCACCGTGACTGATCAGGCAAGCATCGACATCGACGCCCGCGACACCCTCGCTTCCATCTTCGCCGGCTGGCAGGCAGGCGAGGGCGACCTGATGCAGTCGCTTGACCTTATCGAGCGCATCGCTCCCGTCTTCGGGCTAACCGAGGACGAGCTTTTCGACAACACCAAGATGATCGATGCGCTCCGAGGCGCCATGGATGCGCAGCAAGAGAACGCTCTTCTGCCTCCGGTGCCGTCGAACGCAACGAGGCTGGTTCACAGCATCTTGAAGCTGCCCGAGGGCATGAAGTCCGAGTCCGACGTGCTCTCCTCGATCATCGCCAAGGGCCTCGTCGCCTCACCCCGTGGCGTGGGCCAATACAGCGAAGCGCCAGATCTGGTGTTCTTCGTCGCGTTCGATCCGAGCGACCCTGGAGCGCGCTACAACAAGTACACGTCATGGGTCGTGTTTGATGTGCCCCACGATTGGGAAGGCTGGGGAGGCGCCGTGGGGGCCTCTTTCCGGCACGGGCGTGGGCTGTACGACCCGCCGCGCCCTGGTGGCGTGGTGGCCATCTGGAAGGCCGTGCCCGCCGAGTTCCTGGTAGGCGTCAACGGCGTGCCTGTCGACATGTACCTCAAGGGGTACGAGTTCTGGGAGCAGAACCTAAAGCGGTCAGACCGATGAGCGAAGAGTACAACGAAGGACTTGAGTACCTTGTCGGTCGCCCGAGCGGTGTGGCTCAGATCGGAAAAGAGAAGGGCCGCCCTGTGGCCCGCGGCATCGCCAAGTTCCTGGGCGAGCACTCTTATTTCGGTCGTAGCGTCAGGTACGTGATGTACGCGGATGGAGAGCCGATCGGAGCGTTGCAGATTGTGGAGCGAACAGGCCAAGCGCCCATCGCAGCGAACGTGTACGTGGTTCCTTCCTTCAGGCGGACGGGGGTGGCCTCCAAGCTGCTTTCCGCGGCAATCGCAGATTATGGACCCATCGAGGCCAGCAAAGATCAGAGTGGATCGGGCGCCGCGTGGGTCCGCTCGTCTGCGATGTCGAAAAACCCTCCGTGGGACGAGGAGTACGGGCAGATCCCGCAGTACGCGCGGGGTTTCGCTATCCAGCGCGTGCCGGTGAGTCAGATCGCATCCCCCTTCATCAACCCCATCCGCCAAGAGCGCATCGACGAGCTGGCCGAGCTTGAGGACGAGGGCTACGAGCTGCCTCCAGTTATCCTCGACGGCCCCGGCGAGGTCGAAGAAGTCGACTACCCCGAGGAGAAGTACCCGTTCCTCGACGGGCACTTCCCCGTGGTGGGCGAAGACGTGTGGTACGTCCACGATGGGCATCATCGGGTGACGCTGGCTGTCCAACGCGGCCAGCGGTTCATCGACGCGCTCATCATCGGCACCTCAAACGAGATGGATCGCAACGGACCGAGCCCGCTCGACAACCCGGCGTTCCGCCGCTGGTTCGGGGACAGCAAGGTCGTTGATGAGAACGGTGAGCCGCTGGTTCTGTACCACGGCACCCGGGGCGACTTTGACGTGTTCAAAAGACCGGCGACGCCTGGCATGGATAGGTTCGGGCCTGGGTTCTACTTCAGCGCAGATCCCACCACGCTGAGGGCTTTCCACGGCGACAGCGGGCGCAAGATTGCCACCTACCTGCGAATCGAGCGGCCGACAAGAGGCGAGATGACGGCCGATCAGATCCGCCGGTTCTTCTCTGCCATCAAGACGACTCGCTTCCCAAGCGGATACGACGCAAAGGAAGACCATCGACGCCTGATGCGCGAGTGCCTCGCTGACCCCAGCAGGGCGTTCCTGTTCCTCGCAGATTCCGCAGCGTTCAAGGTCTATTTTACGGAAGAGGACGTCATCCGTGGCATGGCTGCTGCGGGCATCGACGGCGTGATCGTTTCGGTCCACGGATACGACGAGTACGTTGTCTTCGACCCTCGGCAGATCAAGTCGGCCACCGACAACGTGGGCACCTTCGATCCCGACGACTTGAGCATCCTGCGGAACCCCGGCATGACCGAGACGCCATCCTTTAAGGCTTGGTTCAAGGACAGCAAGGTCAGGGACCGCCGCAAGGGTAATGCGCCTCTGGTCGTCTACCACGGCACGCCCGACGGCCGGGGCATTTTCTCCGAGGGCTTCCGGCGCAGCCCAATGCGCGGCGACGCCTTCTTCGCGACGGACAGCTACGCGATGGCGGCAAGTTACGCCGATGCGAATCGGGCCTGGGACTACCAGAACGCCGAGCCAGGAGTAATCCCGCTCTACCTGTCGATCCAGAGCCCGCTCTCCATCGACTGGGGCGGCAAGGAGTGGAGAGGGACCGAAAAGTGGATCGCCAAGGCCCGCGAACAGGGCGCTGACGGACTAATCGTCCACGACGTGGTCGACTACTACAACGACAACTTCGGCCGTGGCCGTAAGAAGTCGGCCACGCTCTACGTGTGGTTCAGTCCCACGCAGGCGAAGTCCGCCGCCGCTGGCCCCATCAAACAGTCGGGGCTCGGAGCGATGGCTGGCGAAGTCATCGCTGGGTCGGGGCCGAACGAGGGTACGTTCGATCCGGCAGATCCGGTCATCACCAAGAACCGCCGCACCTCCAAGCGCACCTCGCGCCGCCGTCGTTGATGCGGTAGCCTCGTCGGCATGAAGCGCACCTCGCGCCGGCCCCGCCGCAATCCGATCCCGCCTCGCGACGCCACGTTCCTGCTCGACCCATACAACTGGGTCGAGGGAACTGTGCTAGAGGACTACTGCCCCGAAGACGACGCGGGCTTCTTCCACGTCACCACCAACCGCGACCGAGTATTCAAGCAGGGGCTCAAGTCTCGATCTGAGACGGGGATCGTGGGGCTTGGAGGAGGGCCAAGCGATCCGAGCGGCAAATGGGTCAGCTTCGTGATCAGCCGCTCGCGAGCCATGTGGCTGTTCTCGTCGATGCGCGGACTCCTCGTTGCGGCCCAAGACGGCGATGCGTCGGACGTGCTGCTCTTGACCCTCGAATGGACAGGATTCCCCGGCGACATCTGGGAAAACAACTGGGAGGATGCCGAAGCCGATGGATGGGATCGGGCGTCGGAAGACCTCGGCGACCTGTGCGCAACGCTAGGCGTAGAGCCCCCTGATGACATCCAGTCGCTCTCGCACGGAGGCCCTTGGAAGCAGATGGTCAACGAGCAGCGGGATGACCTGAACCGGCGCTGGAACACTCCCGAGCGCAGGTACGAGCTGGCTCAGTTTGTCGAGACCCGTCTGCGGTCTACGTTCGCCGTGGACGACTGGTGGGACGGCGGCGTCTGCATGCCCCTGGTCGGCTTCACCGCTTCTGCAAAGAAGTACCTGAATCTCTCGCCGAGCCAGTTCAGCATCGTGCAGGCGGCTATCAAGCAGGGCGCGCGGAGCGAGGACATCCCGCAAGAGTGCGAGATGCGATTCTCATCGAATGACATCCGGCTCGTTGCCGTCGACTGCCAGATCAGAGGCAACACGATCCCGGTTCCCCCAAGGTTCGATGAATGAACGCCTGACTGGCGCACCTCGCGCCGCCGTCGGTGACGCGGTCTTCTCGAAGCGGCGCACGCGTCAGTCAAGCTGCCATTGCCGCGCGGCTTTGGTAGACTTGACCAATGTCCCTGTACCGCGTCCTGCGCTCCTCCACCAAGCTCGAAGCCTTCACGGTCGAGGCGGCCTCGCAGGCCGAGGCCATCGACATGTGCGCAGCACTCCCAGGCGAGCTGATCGGGGCTTCTGCCCTGTACGACGCTCAGACTGCCTCACCTCCCAAGGCGAAGATTGGCCCGCAGGGATTCGGCTTTTACCTTCGCCGCATCAGCGGAGGCACCGAGGCGGCGCAGGCACTGCTTCAGCGGTGCCGTGAGGCCAAGGCCGAGTGGGTCTCGTTCATGGTCGAGGCGTCGGACGGCTACACGGTCTCCATCGAGGCCATCCAGGCGTACGCGGCCGTCCTGTCTCCCGAAATCGACCTGTGGGTCTGGACCTTCCCCGGTGACGCGCGGGCAGCGAGCGTGGCGCAGAGCACCGCGGCGGCCAACCAGGCTCTGAACTACTGCATGGCCATTGGCGCGGGCGGCGTGATGCTGGACATCGAGGCGTCCTACAAGGGCCACCCCGAGGCGCTCGATGCGCTCATCTCCACCACCAAGGCAGGTCTCAGCAACAACCGGACGCTGGGAATGGTCAGCTACCCCATCCCCTCCTACCACCCGACGCTGGCGTGGGACCTGTTCAAGAAGGCCGACTGGGGCTCGCCGATGCTCTACAACACAGCAGGCACTCAGGAGGGCGTCGACCAGTCTGTCAGCGAGTGGACGAAGCTGCTCCCGACGCTCGTGCCCTCGATGGCGACCTACGACACCACGTCCCCCGGAACCGGAGCGGCTCAGCTCAACGGCGACATCCAGCGAATCCTTGGCGGACCCCCGGCAGCCTTCAATGGCGCTGCCATTTGGTCCGAGCAGAGCACCGACTCTGCCCAGCGCGCTGTCATGGCCGAGTGGTCCACCCGATACGGCTGGTGGACCTGAGCGCCTAGCGGCGATTGCAAAGACAACCCATCGACCCCCTTGCGCGACCAATGTACTTGCGACACACTCGACGCCAACGACCAGTCATGGAGCGACCGATGGCGAGCTTGTTCGACAAGAGGGACATGAAGATTGTATGGAAAACGCCGGATGGCCAGGAGCGCCACCGGACGTCTCTGACGTTTGCTGAGGCGCTTGCCGAGCGAAAGCGCTTGGTCGAGCTGGGCATCGAATCCAAGATGGAGCCGATGATTCCGGCATGGCTCACCCAGGGCAGCGGGAGGCGCCGTTGAAGTTCCTCTACTGCGCTCCGCTCTTTGAGCCGATCGAAGCTGATGTGCTTGAGGTCGACTTCGTTCACGGCACCGCGACCATCGAGTACGAAGTCGCGCCAGGAACCCTGATCAACGTGTTCCGTGACGAGGGCGAGCCGCCCATCAGGAAGATGCGGCGAGTCGTTCCGAACACGATGATCAGAGCGGTCCAGGCGACCTCGGATGGGCGCGGCCCGTGATTGACTACCAATGCGTCAAGCTTGGAGAGGAGTGGCACCTGACCCAGGAGCAGGCCACTCCGCCCCAGATTTTGCGCGGGGGCTGTTTCACGAGCTGCTCGGTCTGGGCGGACTTCAAGCTCGGATTTGAGCGACGAAGGCCCACTTGCCCCGCATGCTGCCGGCATGTCGAGCAGGACTCTGACCGCCAAAAATGAGACGGCCCCGATCCCACCCTGGCAGGTGGAGTCGGGGCCTCCGATGCAGGGTGACGAGATCACCCGCGGGAGTTGTCTCCGATTGATTGTGCAGCCATCCCCTGCGAGGTCAAGGCGACTGACAGGCTCGCGCAAGCGATCGATTCTGATACCATCGCCGGGTGACCTACAGGTACCTCGGCGCTGCGCCTCCCGTGAAGACGGTGGATGCGGATGGGAAGATCTGCTTCCCTGAATCCGCCTTCCTCCGCATCCAGCCCCGTGCCGCTGGCGTTCAACGCGAGCTTGTGACGCTCACCGGACGCTACTCGGCCAGGCTCATCCCGCTAGACCGAGGTCTGTTAATTGTCGACCCCCGGTATGACAACCTGCCGCTTGGTCCCGGCTGGGAATGGAGGATGTGATGCTGCTGAGCGATGCCACTTCAAGAGATCAGGTTGAGGCGGCTCTTGCCGCGGGCGACGAAGAGCTACGCGAGGACATCGAGAGCAAGATCGAAGAGTTCGCGCCAAGGCTGGACCTGGACCAACTCCATTGCGAAACCGAGGAGTATTCGATCGAAGACATCGTCCGATACGACTCGAACTTTTTCGATGAGGTGATGGAGCAGAGCAGTCCCGACCTAAGCCACGTCCCCGAGGACAGCGTGAAGGAGGCGCTGGCATACCAGGCTCGGATGAATCAGCGGCGTCGGGGCGAGGCCGGAATCTTCGAGTTCAAATCCGACGGGGGACTGCGACGGGCAGGATACGGGTTTGAGTGGAGCTTCACTCCACGCGAGAGCGTATGGCTCGACGAGAGCCAACTCTTTGAGAACTGTGGAATGGTGCCGGCCTCGTATGCCGAGGAGTTCTACGAAAATATCGGCGTCAGCATCGACTGGTCAGAAGGCACCAGCGTCATCCAGGAGCAGGGCGGACATACTGACGGGTACCAATCCGTCTCAATCGTGGCGAAAGAAAATGATTTTGAGGAGTTCTGCCACGACATCATCAAGGACTACCTGCGTGAGTTGATCAAGCGCGACCCTGACGAGGCAATCCGAAGCTTCATCAGCTCAGCCGTCGAGATCGTGGCTCAAGACGAAAAGGAGCAGCTCAGGAGCAAGCTGACCTTGACGCCCCCGACCAGGGATGATCTCATCGAGCTAGCCGCGTCGTGGTCGGAGGCCGACGACGACGAAGACCGCTCGGAAGTCGTCGAGAAAATCCGCGACTACTACAAGGCCATCGAAGGCGGCGGAAGCATCGATCGAGAAGAGATCGCCACCTTCTCCGCCGACGAGCTTCGGCAGATGGGCGTGACCAAGGGCGTCCTCATCGAGCAGGCGCCCTGGCGGCTCATCAAGCTGCGCTCCTCGGACCTGCGGGCCGAGGGCACGCGCATGAAGCACTGCGTAGGCGACAAAGGCATGGGCTACATCAAGGCCGTGGTCGACGGCAGGATTGAGATTTGGAGCTTGCGAGACAGAAACGACAAGCCTCGCTTCACGCTTGAGGTAGACTCGTCGTTCTACAGCGTGGTCGAGGAGCCACGAAGTCGCGCGGAGCTGGAGCGCCTGGGTACAACGCCGGCTGAGCTGGCACGTTTCGACCGAGGCCAGGCCATCAAGCAGATCAAGGGCGCAACCAACCGCACCCCAGGCTACGCCAGCAAGCACGAATCCGGTACGAACTTCAAGTTCCCCGAAGAGGTGACCTTCTGGAAGCAAGTCTTCACCGACATCGGCGTCAACCCAACAAGCGTGAACGACTTCGACGCGGCCAGAGAGCTTGCCAAGAACAGCCGGCGCCGCTTCACGCCGAACCGCTCGTTCGATGAGCCGTACAAGCCGCTGAGCCGACGATGAGCTACACGCCGCCGTCTGTGATGGTGCCGGGGGCAGGCTCGGTGCGCGTCTGCGTCGCCTCGACGCCCGACGAGATTGCCCAGGGCCTCATGGGCGTCCGCTCGCTGCCCGCCGGTACCGGGATGCTGTTCGCCTTCCCGAGTGCCGCCTCAGGCGCGTTCTGGATGAAGGACACGCCCCTGCCTCTGGACATCATCTTCATCGACGCCATGTGGCGTGTGGTGTCGGTGAGGCAGGGGGTGCCGATGAGCCACCGCAGCATCGAGCCCGGCGGTCCATACCGATTTGTGCTTGAAGTCCCGCGTGGTTGGGCTGAGGCTCACCGCGTTGCGCGCGGAACCAAGCTCGTTCCCGTTGGTATGTGAAGCGGCCGGGGTGGTGGAATGGCAGACACGCGCCGCTTAGGACGGCGTGTCCATCGGACGTGAGGGTTCGACTCCCTCCCTCGGCATCGTGCTAGGCTGGCGCCCATGGATTACGGGTACAAGTTCGCGATCATCGACCAGGACGGGGTGGTGGTCGAAGTTGCGGATTCATACGTCGGGGCTGTGGAGCGAGCCTCGGAGCTGATGCCGCGAGCCAAGATCTGGTACGACGGCTCCGACGACTTGATCAAGGACGCCGAAGCCCCGATGCCGATGGCCGCCAACGCCAAGCGGTCCTTGCCGGTCGTCGGCGGCAGGGAGGCGGAAGAAAAGGACGAAGGTCCTGTCGACGTCTTCAAAGACCCCGAGTGGGCCCTCAAGGTCTTGCGCCTCGATCCCATCCCGTACAAGGAAGTGATGAAAATGAGCCTCACCGAGGCTCACCGAAGGCTGGTCGACATGTTCCCGACGCAGAGGCTCCACAAGAGCACGCGTGGGCTCGACGAGTGCGTCACTAAAATCGGAGCGTACAGAACTCCAAAAGACATGACGGAGAGCTTCTTCGGCCAGAACTACAAGCTGGCCGGCGGCCCAAGGCCCGGTCTGCCTCCGAGCGCGACCACCGGCCTGAGCCTGCTCCCGGCGCAGTCCTGGCGACTCGACAAGGAAGACCAAGACGTCAAGAAGACTATCCGCCGAGCACCGGACTATGGGATCAAGCGCGCCAACGACATCGACGCAAGGTTTGCCGGCTACAAGAGGACCACCACCTGCTTCGCATCAACGCCGGAGTGTAGAAAGGCGTGCCTCGTGTTCAGCGGGCAGAACTTCAACGACCGCTACAACACCATCAAGAAGTACGCGCTGACGCAGTCGTTCTTCTTTGAGAACCACGCGTTCCTGCGGATGCTGGTCGAGAACATCGCGACCTTCGAGAAGCAGTGCAACGACAGCGGTGTCATCCCGTTTGTGCGGCTCAATGTCTACTCGGACATCCCTTGGGCCCTGCTCTCTCCTGGGACCGTCCAGTCCTTCCCGGGGGTGAGGTTCTACGACTACACCAAGGTCGCATCTCGCAACCCCTGGAATCCAAAGACAAAGAGCTACGGCACCAGCAACTACGACCTCACCTTCAGCTATCGCGGCACGCCCGCGAACCTGAAGCGCCTCAACCACGAGGTGGTAAGCAATCATCGCCGCGTGGCGGTGACGTTTGCCATGGTCGGCTACTCCAAGTGGACTAAGAGCAGGGTGCCTCAGACGCCCCCTTACCCGGAGAGCGACGACAAGAGGACGTGGCCCGTGAGCGCGGCGATGGCTGGACGCCGCAAGGAGACCTGGACGGGCCTGCCGAAGGAGTTCCTCGGCCTTGAAGTCATTGACGGCGACCAGAGCGACTTCAGGCCGTACGACGCGCCGTACAACTTGGATACGGGCGAGTACGACCTGGAGCCGTGCGTGGTGGGGCTGCGCTGGAAGATCCCAAAGGCGTCCCGCACCAGCAGCGTCGAGGCACGGGTGTTCATCGTGCCTGGCGTGCTGATGGAGGACATGAAGACCTTCGTCATCATGGATGCCCCGAGGTACAAGACAGAGTTCGGGGAGGACGCAGAGCGCCCCTGGGAGGGCATCAACTTCGGTCAATAGCTAGTTCAGCATCGTCTTGGGCGTGGCCCTCGGTTCCATCGGGTCTGGGCTGCCGCTGTAGCCGGGGTCGAAGTCGACCTCGTCGAGCCCTTCCCATGCCTCATCGCAGACGGCGCAGCGGACTCGAAGCTCCTGGTGCCGGCATCCCTCGGGCCAGATGACGCCCTTGGTCACGGGGGCCGAGTCGGGGTATTTCGGCTCGATGTCCTTGAAGAAGTTTTGGAACACGCCCTGGGTTGGCTTGCTCTCCTCTCGGACAGCGCGAGTGAGCTTGGCGTGGCGAATCTCGACGCGCTCCACGAGCATCAGATCCATGTCTCGGTTGCCGCAGTTGGGGCACGTCACGACTGCGGCGTTGGCACCGGGAAGGGTCGCGTTGTAGTTCCAAAGCGCGGTCCACAGCGCGTCCGCCGCATCCATGCCGAAGTTGTCCCTGGCATAGCGGGCAAGCTCCAATGCTGCGTCCAACCAAGTCTTCTCGTTTCCAGCAGCAGCGACGGCCGCTCGCAAACGCTTGTAGGTGTCGGTCTCGACTTCGGATGCCCACTTGGGCAGGCGCAGTCCGGGCAGGCGGGCCCCGATCTTCTTTTTGCGTCGGGGCGCCTGGTTCTTGTTCTCGCTCAACGGGATCTCCTGGCTGGTGTGTCGGATGTAATCACCGCCGCGGAGGAAGTCAACGAGAGCGTTGACCGTCCTCTTGAGGCGGAGCAATCTTGCGGGATGAAGCGCACCAGCAAGCGGCCTGACAGGAAATCCAGCAGGCGACGTCACCTTGCCATGAATCCTGTGAAGGTCATCCCCGAGAGTCACGTGGACCACGGGCTCACCGCCGAGCAGCTTGAATGGGTGCTTGGGCAGGTGGCAGACCGCAACTCGTTCTTCATCGAGACCCTGATGCTCCCGCCTGAGCTTGGCACCGTGGAGAGCGCGCTCGTCGGCCCGTCCGTGGGAGAGCCGCCCGTGGACGAGTCGGAGGTCAAGTACATCATCCGTGGAAACCGGAAGTGCGCCAGCCGAGTGTTCAAGGACTCCAGGGACAAGCCGCGCGTCCGCATGGTGACGGTGTTTGCCGGTCCGACAGGAGGCCACGAGGGCTTGGTCCTCTACACGGCCTACGGTGGAGCCGCCTCTCCGAGGGAACCCGGGGACACGACCATCCCGAACTGGGAAGGCGTGGCCGAGGCCAGGGACTTCTGGTCGCAGCACGCGCTCATCGTGTGACCCCGAGTTTGATGCGTGACTCTTTTGTGATACGGTGGGCCTCCGAGCGCCGCATCTTGCGGACGCCTTGAATGGAGCAAGACGGTGGCAAAGAAGAAGTTGCCCTCGAAAGATAGCTTGATCTCTCGCATGCAGGAACTGATGCGTCTATTCGCTCGCGTTGATCAGCTCGCGGAGGCCGCCTCGCGCAAGGCAGAGCGGGCTTCCAAGCGCAAGACCTCGAAGAAGCGCACCTCCAAGAAGGCCACCTCCAAGAAGCGCACCTCCAAGAAGGCCACCTCCAAGAAGGTTGCCTCGAAGAAGCGCACCTCGAAGAAGTCCGCTCCCGAGCGTCGTGGCCGGCTCGAATCGAGCCTGATGTCGTCGAAGCGTAAGAAGACCTCGAAGCGCAAGACCTCGCGCCGCTGAGTCTGCCCGACCGTCACGGAGCCCAACGGCGCCCCTCCGGTGCGCGCCGCTGGGCTTCTTGCCTTGGCTCCGGGCCCTTGCCGTTGTAAGCTCCGCGGCATGCGTCGCAACCCGTTGCTGGCCAAGCCACCGCAGAGCTTTCACCAGCCGCAAAAGAAGTTCGGACTCCCCGAGGAGTATTTCTCCGGGGTTCACACGACGACCGACAAGCAGATTGCGGCTGCCTACGCGATTGCGACGTGGGATCACCTCGCCAACAAGGGCTACCCTGTGGTCGTCGCGCTCGATGTGCGGGGGCTGGTGCCTCTGCCGGACGCCGATGCCATGATCCAGGCTGGCTACACCTTCAAGGACGATGGCTTTCGCCGGGGCGTGGCAAAGAGCCTGTCGGAAGGCAAGACGTTCGCTGACTTGCTCGCGATGGAGCAAAACGACGACTTCATGAGCGAGCTTGGCGTCGGGGACCACCCGTCGGACTTCCTGTTCGAGCGGATGGGCAACTTCCCGATGAAAGCAGTGGAGTTGTACGCCGGCGAGGCCGGGATCGAGCCGGACAGCGTCATCTCGGACTGGGTGTCATCGGGCAAGATTCCATCTCGCGTCCTGATGATTCTCGTCGATCAGACCAGGTTCATGGACGATTTCGATCTTGACCGCGTGGTTCAGGTCACTGCCGTCAAGCCCTGGTGGTACGAGGTTGTGTACCCTCCCGACGACGATGACGCGGAGGCCGACATCGAGCGCTTGGAAGGTGCTGGATGGCAGGTCTGGACGCTCGACGATGTGACCAGCGATGGCAACGTGGTTGAGCGCGTCGTCTACTCGGCAGGCGCCGACCCAGCCGCTCAGATCGAGTACCACGGCACCTCCAGCGTTGCGCTAGAGCAGGCGTTCCCTGGACTTCTGCCAAAAGAAAGCCCGTTCCCGGTAAAGATGCCGAAGGGCGCCAAGTTTGAGACGGAGGGCGAGTGATGCTGACCCAGAACCCGCCCATCGACCGTCTCAAGTACATCCAGAAGCTCTACGGTGAGAAGCAGCCGTGGGTGGTGCTCGATACATTGAGCGTCATCTTCAACACCATCGGCATCGATGAGCCGTGGCGAGAAATCGAAGAAGCGTCCTACGCTCAGGCGTCCGAGGAAGCGTCAGCGTCGCGGGGGGCGATGCGTGAGATGTTCCAGGCGGGGAGATCGATGCCGACCTTCGCAATGCCGACCTGACCGGGGCCAACCTGAAGGGCGCGGAGTGGAACGACAAAACCGTCTGGCCCCAAGGCTTCGACCCCATCGCCGCTGGCGCAGTGAAGGTCGACTGACCAAGCTACACCTCGATCATGCCGACGTACCCCTACGAATGTCCCAAGTGCAAGGTCGAGTTCGAGAAGAAGCGGAAGATCTCAGACCCGCCTCTCAGAGAGTGCCCCACCGAAGGCTGCGACGGTGAGCCCAACCGCCTCATCGGGCAGACCTCGTTTGTCCTGAACGGCCAGGGCTGGTTCAAGTCAGGCGGATATTAGGAGACCTATGGCCGACCCCAGCGTGATGTACCACGGCTCAAGCGAGGAGCTTGAGGAGCTAGACGGCAACGATCCTGGCTACACGGGTTCGCTGGGGTACGGCCTCTACCTAACGTCCGACCCTGACTTCGCGTCGGTCTTCGGCAAGCACATCCACTCCGTGGTCTCGCCAGTGCCCGATGAGCTGGTCGCCCAGATCGGGCCGGACACGTACGAGTGCGGCCAATCGCTGGTGATCTACACGCCGGGGTCATCTCCCTTCTCGTTCAATATCAAGGACAGGAAGACAGGCGAGCTGCACCGCTACTCTGTGCTCGAAGACTGCGAGGGAGAGGTCAAGGACGCTCTCGGCGTGCAGGCCCTGGACAGATGGAAGCTGACGCCCGAGCTGCTGGAGCAGGCGAGGCGGTTGCCGACGGAAACGCGACCGCTGGTGGAGCAGTGCTTCAAGGGCACAATGGATGAGCTACGCCAAGGCAACTGGATGGCCACCGAGGCCTGCGAAGAGCCCCTCGGAGAGGCTGTCGAAGGAGGTCTCGACGAGCAAGTTGCCGACAGCATCAAAGCCCTCATGGATAGCATCGTCGAGAACGCCGAAGCGTTTCGCGATGCCGAGGTGGAGCGCATCCTCGGCACCGAGCTTGACCTATCGGACATCTCCGCGATTGCAGAGCGCCATGGGTACAGCGCCTTCCACATCGATGGCTACTCGCCAGGTGGGGACGAGTACGTGATTTTTGACAACGCCTACCTTCCGGTGAAGGTGCTGTCGGTGGATTAGGCGCCGAGCCTGGCGCTCTACTTTCACCTGTGATACTGTCACGGCGATGCAACACCTATCGACCCGTGGGAGGTCCTTGGACTCCCGCTTCATCGTGATGAACGGTTTCGGCCAGGTCGCGCCTGCCACTGCCCCGCCCGCCGCTGCGCCCGCCCCTGAGATGTCAGGTGGAGCCAAGACGGTGCTGTTCGGCGGCGTCATCGGCGGCATCGTCATGGCGATTGTCGGCAACGTCATGGGCCAGCATCGGCTCCTGACCGAGCACATCTTCAAGAAGAACCGCCGTCGCCATCGGAGGCACTCGTGAGCTACTTCAACTCGCCCAGCCTGGGCCAGTTCACTTCGACCACCACGACCACCACTTCGACGCCGATGTCTGACAGCACGGCCATGGCAATTGGCCTTGGCGCTCTGGCCATCGGTGGCGGCCTAGGGTACCTGGCGTACAAGTTCCCCATCCTGAGCTTCGGCGGCGGCGGCGGAGGCATGGGCGGCTCGTTCCTCAACGTCGGCCCCGGCGGCGCCGGCCTGTCGCTGCGCCTCAACAAACACGGACGCCGTCGGCGTCGCTGAGCCAACGCGGGGGCCCATGCAGACCGAAAAGCAGATCAAGGACGGCGCCGGATACGTACAGGTCGAGGGCTTCGCGAGCGCGGGCCCCGGATACTTCTGCGGCACTTGCTCGAAGCTCCAGTACCTTGGCGACAAGGACGGCTTCTGCATGGGCCTCAAGGTGCCCGTGAAGACCTACGGCTGCTGCAACTACTGGAAGCTCGCCCCCGACAGCATGGTCCGTGGGGCGGACGGCCGGAAGCTGCGCGTCATCCGCTGATTTGAAGCCACGCAATGGCGACCGCGGAATGCCCCTGAAAACACAGGTAAGCCATTGCAACCGCTGGTGACTCGCAACGCGGTCGGCGGCGGCGCAGCCGTGTTCCTCGTCAACGACAGAAACGAGGTCCTCCTGCTAAAGCGGGGGATGACCGCGCCGTGGATGCCAGGCAAGTGGAACCTGCCAGGTGGCACGGTCGACCCCGGCGAGACGCCCATCGAAGCAGCCGTAAGGGAAGCGCAAGAGGAGGTGTCGGTCACGCCGCGCGGGCTTTCCATCCTCTCGGTGACTCACCACGACTGGGGCACCTTGCACCTCTACGTCAGCCGCCGATGGACCGGCGATCTGAAGATGACGTGGGAGAGCAGCGACATGCGATGGGTGCCCATCAAGCAAGCCGTCAAGTTCGACCTCGTTCCAGGCATCCTGGAGCCTATGGTCGCGCTCGAAAGGCTGCTGCGCTGATCACGACAAGTAGCCGCACGCGAAGCACCAGCCTGCCGCCCCCGCAGCAAGGTGCCACCAGCCGTGCCACCAGTCGTACAGGTCAGGTCGAGTCTTGGCCAGGTGGTAGAACCGCAAGGAGATCACCACCATGGCCAGCGCCGCGGCCGTCCATGCGAAACTGTGCGTCTCGAAGGCCATCCAAGCATTGGAGCCGATCACCCCGTAGGCGAAAACATGGTCGATTCGACGCCACTGCTGCTCTCCGCTCGCGTGATACGCGAAGGTGAACATCATGCTGGCGCAGTAGACCAAAGCCAGCGCGCTGGCGTTGATCGTCAGCAGCCACGTGGTCGGCAGCATCGCGAGGGTAGACCAGATCGGAAATCGCATCGAACTCGGCGCCCTCGCTCGTCGAGAAGGCCTTCCATCGTAGCGTACTTGGCAACGATCGTTGCCTCTGCCGTCGTGTCGCGCCGCACGTCCACGTTAGATCACCCCTCGATCAAGATGGCAAGACAAACTTGGCCGGGGTCCCTATTCTCCCGAGAGATGCTGGAAGTAAACGGTCGTCCCGTCCATCTTGCCGGCAGATCGGAACCCGTGCTTTCGATACCACGCCGGAAGCTTCCGCTCGTAGCCCAAGTCGGGCATCGAGTTCAAGAACACGAGAGCCACGCCCCTCTGCTCCAGCTCTTCAAGGCCGCGCACCAGCATCTCGCTTCCGAGGCCCAAGCGCCTTTGGCCTGGCACGACCTCGATCCCGGTCAGCCATGCAATTGATTCGTCTCCAGCGTCCGCTGCCCACTCGGCCGTCTCAGCGCGCTCCGCAGCGAGCAGCGTCTCGACAACGTGTCTTGTCGACCCGTACAGAAACGATGCAAAGCCGAGGTCAGCCGCGTGTACTGACAGCTCGTCTCCTTCGTCTACGACAGAAAAACCGGATTCATCCGACACGTCATCTCCATCTCACCGCATGTACGGCGCTTCTTCCGTGAACCAAGGGTGGGCGATCGGAGGGGCTTGCAGCTCGATGCCGTTCTTGTACCAAGCCTGCTCGCATTTGGAGAGCGCGTCGTCGGCCTCCTCTTCAAGCTTCAGTCCCCGGATCATGCCGCTGTCGTAAACCCGCGGCTCTGACAGGTTCCAGACGTAGTAGACGGTGTCTTTGGGGTCCGGCTGCTCCCATCCGGTGCCGCGAGGGATGGTCCGAACCCTGTGCCCGAAACGAAGGGCGTGCTCGCAATCGTGCGCCCAGTCTCCGATATCCCAGCGGATGCTTTGGGCTTCATCGTAGTAGCCCATCTGCTCGGCCGCCTTGCTCTCTGTGCAGACCCAGTCCGCATCGAGCGTGGCGACCAGAATGCCGATCTGAGACTCGTCGACCTCCGCCATCTTGCTTGCGGAGGTGCCGATGAAGTCGGGGTTGTAGGCGGCCTTGTCCCAGAAGGCGTAGGGTAGCCAGTGCCTCTTGTAGAACTCGAACCCGATCTTGGCGGTGGAGCGCGGGTTGAACTGGTCTGGCTGGCGCAAGATCTTCTTGAGCGCCTCGGCCTTGGACCATCCTGAAACGGCATACGGAGCGCCGTCGTTCATCGAGTCGGTCTTCACGTCCTCAAAAGATGCAGGATCTGCCGCGATCTCAGCCACCGCGAGGTCGACGTCCACCTTCTCCCCGGCGGACCATGCGCTGCTGGAGAAGGGGAAGAGGCCGCGGTCTCGGTTGACAATGTCGATCTCCCGCAGCTTCATGTCAGCAAGGGTCAACCGCGTCGCTTCCGGCGCGACGTTGCTCGCCGAGATGACCAGGTCGCCGAGGAGCATCTGACCTTTTGCGATCTTGGCTAGGGTAACGAGGCCCACGCAGATCGCGCGGGCGACCCTGATGTCCGTCGTGAAGCTGATCGCCTCATCGGGGCCGCCGCCCGTGGCCTGAACTCGCTCCGATAGGTCTCGACGAGACTTCAGCCCCTCGGACAGCACCGCATCGAGCGCCAAGGTGGCGTGGTAGACCTTCGTTCCGCGATTCCATCGGAATCCACGGTCGTTTGGTTGAAGCTTGCGCGGCATGGCTGACCTCGTTGTATGTCGGGCGAAGCGACGGGTCAACGCCCCCGGATCTGCTCCATAAGCTTCCGGTCGACCTCCGCGCTCAGCTCTGGATCGTCTGTCATCCTGCGGGTCAGCTCCTTCATGGGGATGCTCTCTCCAGCGTCGGTGACATAGAACTCCGAGCTTTTCCTGCCCTGCGACATGTTCGTGGACAGCGCCTTCGACGGAGGCGGCATCCTGGCGGACCGTTCGGCCTGGTCCTCGACGTAGTCGGCGGCCTTTCGCAGCCTGTCGGGGTCGTTCTGCCCCCAGGTCACCGTGAATCCGCACCGGCGACAGAGCATCGCGCGGAAATATCCGGTGCCAGGGTCGCGGTCCATCTGAGGACGACGCTCAACCGTGGCCGCATCGAACTCGACCGAGCACACGGCGCACTTGTTGTCCTGCGATTCGAGCGCCTCTTCTAGCATTTTCCGGTTGAAACCCGGGATTTGCCTGGCCCTCCACTCGTAAGCCCGCTCCCGGTACCACCCCCTGAGGCAGTTCGGGCATCTGCCGCTGGTCAGGGACTTGAAGCCCCATTCCAGTCCGCACGTTCCCTTGCACCGGGCAACCGACCCCGACGCCCTTTCGCTTCCCGTCGGCGGGATGTGAGGTGTCTCTGGCACCCTTGGACGACCAACGGGGCTCCTGTTCGACTTTTTACTGCTTTGGTCGGACACCTGGACCTCTACCTGCTATAACCTAGTTCTATCGGTGATGGTAATGAACCTTATTGACAATGATACAAATGAGACAACTCACAGTACATGAGATGCGCCTGGGCGCTCGTGTGTAATGGTGCTCGACATGGATTCAACCGACGCGACAAACATCGAAGCCCTCGTTCGCATGGCCCTTCAGACAGGCGACTACTCCGTGGTCCGTGGCGTCTTCGACCGCATGGAGCACAAGCCGGAACAGGGCGTCAGTCTACAGCAAGCCATGGCCGCCGCCCAGAAAGAGTTGGACGAGGCCCATCGGATGATGGACGAGTTGAAGCGCGAGGTCGCCATGCTGGCCGAAGACCTCAAGGACACCAGGGCGCAGCGCGACGCTCTGCGCGCGTGGATCGACCGCGACATCAAGTCGAACTGAACGGACAGGTGGGGGACAACATGAAGAAGTGGGCTTTCGCCGCAACGGCTCTGGTTTCGGGATGCGGCTTCATGCGCGACGCCGCGAGCGGTCCTCACATGGAGGCGTACACGTACGCCTTCTGCCGTGAGCAGACGGAGAACGACCGCGAGCTGGTCCTCAACCGGCTGTTGGAAATCGGGCGGGTCTACGCGGGGCCCCTGAACAACGACGGGCTCAACTGCACGACCGTGCTGTTCACGCGCCTCGCAAGGAGCGACCGATGAACGAGGACGAGTTCTACAAGCGGCTTGCTCAAGCAAAGGGCGAGCGAGACCAGGCCATGCGCCTCTACTTGGAGGCATGCCGGGCACGGGACGAAGCGCAACGAGCGCTTTCCGCCGAAGTGCAGCAGCTCGTCAAAGATCGCGATTTCCTTCGTGACGAACTCAAAGCCCGCCTCGCGCACGCTGAGGCCGACGCGGAGCAAGCGGTCCACAACGAGGCGTTTATGGAGCGCCAGAGGATCGTCGCATGGATTAGGGCGAAACACCTCATGCTTTCATCCCTCGCCATCGCCAACTGCATCGAACAGGGGGAGCACGAGGGATGATCCTCTACACCGAAGACGGCTGGCGGAATCTCCTCGACTGCCCGAGGTGCGGCGATCCGTGCAAGGAAATGCCGCCCTATCCTCCCAGACACCCCGGCGGGCATCCGACGTGGGAAGAGGGCGACACGGGCGTCTGCGCGTGCGGTGCGCCGCTCGAAGTGATCGTGGACGACGGGCGCGCGTGGCTGCGCGATGACGAGGATTACGACGGATGACGCGCGACGAGTTCATGGGGCACGCGGCTGACGCGGCCTACCTTGGAGACGCCAGCCTGCTCGAAGGCTACGTCACCTCTATCTTCGGCGAGATTGACCTGCTGCGCGCCGAGCAGGCGCGGCTCAGGGCGCGCATCGAGAGCATGGAGGAGTCCATGTCGATGGCGTGCGAGGAGCCGCCGACCGGTTGCGAGCGCGACGAACTCAAGGCAAAGCTCGACGCCGAGCTTCCGGCGGCGTGGCGCGAAGACCTCGCGAGCCTCAACGAGTGCCTTGATCGAGCGTCTCGCGATCTCTATGAGGCGCGGAGCGAGATCGACCATCACAAGCGACAGGCGCTCATGCTCGAAGCGAGACTCAAGGAGTCGACGCGGCAGCACGATGCAGATCGCGTCGAGACCGACCGTCTGCGCGCCGCGCTGCGCGCGATCGCGGATGGGTTCGATATGGTCGCCGGATCGTTGGACGACCCGTCTGCCAAGCAGCTTGACGGGTACTACCGGGGGTTCGCGGCTGCGTCCCTCGAAAAAGGGGACAAGTGATGGACTTCGGCAGGGCTCTGGACGCTCTCAAGAACGGACGTCGCGTCGCGCGGCTCGGGTGGAACGGAAAAGGCATGTGGATCGTCCTGATCCATCCGGGTAACGCGATGCACACGAGTACAGCGGGCGGATTTCGTATGCAGTCGTGCATCGGCATGAAGACCGCGGAGAGCACGATGCAGCCGGGATGGCTTGCCTCCCAGGCTGATCTGCTCTCTGACGATTGGGAGGTCGTGGAATGACTCGCACGGCGAACATCAGTGTCTGCAAGCCCGCGTGCCCAAGGTGCGGGTGCTACCTGACCTCGCACTTCGAGTGCGGCTGCGGAGCTTGCAAGGACGACTACTGCGTCAACTGCGGGCGGTTCCGCTCGCTCGGTCCCGATGAGCACGTCGAGCTTTCGCCGTTCGACGCGATTTGCCCGTTCGGAGCTGTTCCTCATGAGCACAGCCGTGACGAGAAGCATTCGCGCATGGCCGAATATATGTTGTCCGCGCGAATGAAATCGCGTCGCCCGGAGGGCAAGTGATGGAAGACGTCGCCTCTTATCCTGCACAACGTGAATCCGAAGAGCCGCTCCGCTTTCTGCTTTCGGACTGCGCGAACGCCCACGAGCGCGATCTGTTGATCATCTGGCGTGCGCTGGGTCATTGGCATGAGCCGCCTGGAACCGTCGAGGACGTGCTTGAGTCGATCCGGCTCCTCCGCGCCGAGCGCCGCCAGCGTGGCCCAACATGTACTGCCACCTGCACGACATGCTCGACATCAACACCGAGGTGTTCAGGACGCTGAAGCCGGGCGCGCTCTACCTCTACAACGTGTTCGACTACTTCGATAACGAGAACACGGTTGTGTTCTCGGCGATGGGCCAGCGGCGAATGGTGCTCTCCGCTTACACCGTCGATCTCTTCCGCCGCATCGGGTTCGACCTGCTCGGGAATGTCGTCTGGGACAAAGGCGACATCGAGGGGAAGCGGGGCTTCAATGCGGGGAACTTCTCGCCGTACTACCAGGCCCCGTTCAACTGCTGGGAGCATGTCCTCGTGTTCAGAAAGCCCGCTCGCAACGGGTCGAAGAGCAACGGCAACGGCAAGCACAACGGCAAGCATGACGACGCCGGAGCCCAGCTGGTCGGCCGCGTCCTCCGGCAACAGCCGGTGATGAAGATGGTTCGCGGCGAGAACGTGCACGGACACACTGCTCCGTTCCCCGACGAGCTTCCCGAGCTGCTGGTGTCGCGCCTGAATCGCGGCGACGTCGTCTTGGACCCGTTTGGCGGGAGCCTCACCACGGGACGAGTCGCCGAACGCTATGGCGTTCGCTCGGTGTGCATCGAGCGGTCTGAGGAGTACTGCCAGCTCGGTCTCCGGATGCGTGACACCACGAAGACCGCGGCTCTCAGCGAACGAGCGCAACTCGCGCTCTTCGACGGCACGTCGGCTAAGGGCCTCGTTTGTGAAACCGGAGGCTTCTGGGGATGAGTGAGCAGTTGAAAGCGGAGCGCGATGACGCCCGTCGAGAGAGAGACCAGCCCCTCGCAAGGCTCGTGGCCGTGATGCCGTGGGTGGGCAAGTGCCCGTTCGCGCCGGAGACGATTGCGGAGATGCTGTCGGCAAGGGAGCTGGCAGAGGACTCTGTTCTTGAGGTCAGCCGGGACAGGAAGCGCAGGGAAGGTCGATGAGAAGGGTGATTGTCAGAAAGAGGCCCACTGATACGCGTCCAAGCCACGTCCATTGCGCAGCGGTGTCCTCGGACGCGGGCAAGGGGGGCGCTCTGCCCGCCAAGAAGACATGGTGTGGCAGGGCCTCCAAAGACGAGTGGGTGTTTTCGGACGCCAACCATGCTCTTTCGATGGCCAGGGAAAACGGCAGGCTGATGCTTTGCACCGACTGCTCGAAGGTCATCAAGGAAACGCTGAAGGCGGTATCGTACGGAGCGAAGCGGGCGGCCTACGGGGCGTCGCCAAAGAAGGGGAGCGGTGAGTGACGAACGGCATCAAGTTTGTGGCTGACGAGGCTGCCGATCCCGAAGATGGCCTCAAAGATCGCGTGCTCAAGCTACTCAGGGACCGAGAGGACGCCATCGCGCATGCGATCCAATCTTCCCAGGTGCTTTGGGAGACGACGCGACTGCTTCACCAAGCCAGAGCCGACCGTGATGCGGCGGCGTGGGAAGCGGAGGCTTTGCGTGCCGAGGTGCAAAAGCTGCTTGGCGATGGGGCGTCCGAATGAGCACGCCGCACAAGGTGTGGGAAGACGCGTGCGAGCAGGCCAAGCGAATGGTGCTGGACGAGGAGAGTTTTGAGCGCCAGGGGGACGCCGGCCTGGAAGCCGCCGAGCACCTTGCGATTATCGCCAGGCTTTTGAAGGGGATCTCGTGCAAGAGGTGTAGGGGGTCTGGCTCCAGCGCCTACGCGTCTTCATCTGGCTCCAGCGGAGGGGCCGGCGGGATGACGATGACGGCTGGCGTTTGCGACCTGTGCTGGGGAACGGGCCGCAGCGACAGGAAGGGTGTCAACCTCAAGTGGATGCGTGAGTCCGAGCGCAAGCTGTCTGACTGGCGCAAGGCTGGGCAGGACATCTGCGACGCGTTCGACTCTTCAAAGCCTGCTGCGACGCCGTTTTTGGTGAGGTCCATCGTGATGGCGGCGAAGGCTGATGGTGATCAAGCCAGGGCCCGCCTGGCGGAATGCGAGGCTTCCAAGGCCCCGTCTAGCCAATCGCCTCTTGCCGGGTGCGACTGCGCCGTCTGCGCCATCGCCAGGAGGGTCAACGCTTGAACGGCTACATCGACCACGTTCGCCTGGAGCGGGACAAAAGACGTCAGTCCAAGTCACCAAGCCGCGCGGACGGGGTAGTGTGTGATCGCTGCGGAGGTCGCAGCGAAGAGGTCTGGCTCCATATCAGCGGGAGCGGGATCTGTCAGTCATGCACCAGGGAGCCTGGGAGGAACGTCGATGACGGGCGATGACGAGAATGAAATCCGGTTGGCAATCGAGAACCACGTGCCCGTCACCCAGTCCGACGTGAAGCTGCTCCTCTCGTCGCTGGAGTCGGCCAGGTCATGGGCGAAGCGATGGAAGAGCTACGCCCAGTCTCGATCGATCGTCGACAGGGCCGTCGAAGCCTTCAACGAAGGCACGATCGAGGACAACTGGACGCTCTCCGAGAAGCTCAAGGAAATGAGCGAGCTGCTCGCTGCCTCCGCCGCCGGCCGAACGGAGGCCGAAGTGCGTGGCGCACGGTGGGCTCTTGAGGCTGTCGCTGGTAAGCTCGGAAGCAGCACGCGGGCGGGGCAGTGCATCGACGATGCGCTGAGCCTGAACGCGGAGGAAACGTGCAGCGCGGCGCGGTCCCGCATGGGCGCCGACATCTGAAGCCTTGCTGCGGTCAAGCAGCTTGTCAAAAGGGGTGGGTATGAAGTTCAGGCTTGTGCCGGTCGCCTTCGCGTTTGCCGGAAGCTGCTTGCTGACAGACCTCGCCATCGACCGGACGATGAGCGTCGCCGCCACGCAGCACCGGTGCCCTCGGGAACAGGTTCGGTTCGAGGCCGAAGGCGGCGACTGGACCTACTGGATCAACGTGTGCGGCCGGCGCCGCCTCTACGACACGAGGGACGGCCGGTACCAGGACATCACCAACAGCGTGGAGTGACTGGTGCGAGTCCGCCTCTACCGAAACCTCTCCCCTGGGTTCAGAGGGCATCGGATGTGGTCGATCATGGCCTTCGACCGGAGCAGCCCCATGACCTACGGCAAGGTGATGGCGGTTTCTCCGGCCGCGGTCATCTTGGACGTCAAGTTTGTCGTGCAGCCTTCGGGCGCGGCCCGCGCCAAGAGGGAGATGGTCAAGAACGTCCATGCTTTCGCAGAGGGAGAGCTGGCCATGCACTCCGAAGACCCTCTCGACGTGCTCGGGTGGACCACCGGCAGCGAGATCGCCGTCACCTACGATCACATGTCAGACGCGGGGTTCGTCTCTCGCTCGGAACCGTGGCGTCAGATTGAATCCGCCGCCGTCGTCGTGACCTCGGCCACAGGGCTGTGGGTGCGAGACGCTGTTTACAAGCAGTAAACAACTCCGTAGTAGTTACATTTTGTGCGAATGCTGGGACTAGCCAAGCCGTCTTCGATGGCTAATGGTGACGTCTCGTTCCTCTTTTTTCTCTAAGCCAGGGGGCTGATATGATGCTGAGTCAGGTGATCCGAAGCCAGGAAGCTTTCAAGAAGTCCATCGATGACGCTGCCGCCGCCCTCGCGGCCAAGAAGAAGAAGGCGGCGGAGGCTCGCAAGAGTTCTCAGAAGAACGAGCCGCCCGAGGAGGGTAAGACCAAGACGGTGGGCATCGAGCTTACGGCGGCGCTGTACAAGCGCCTCAGGGCCTTGCAGATCCGCAGGAAGCTGCCGAGCCTCAAAGCGACGTGCCTCATGGCAATCGACGACGGGCTGCGGAGGGCGGGACTGTGAGCGCCCAGGACGAGCCCCGCCACAAGGGGCCTGTGGTCGACATGCTGGCCGACGAGAACGAGGAGGCTCTCTTCGCTGATGGGCTTGATGCGGCGCTTGTCGGTATCGCAAAGAGATGTGGACAGCCGACGCTGGCCGTGTACGACTACGAGAAGTGCGTCAAGATCTTCATGGATCAGGGCATGGACTACGAAGAGGCCATCGAGTGGATGGAGTTCAATGTGGTGGGCGCGTGGATGGGTGAGCACACGCCGGTCTGGCTGTGCCGCCCCGAGGAGGGGTAATGGCGTCGGAAGTGCGCGTGGCGTTCTGTGGCGCATCCGGCACGGGCAAGAGCACCGTGGCAGTCCCTTTGGCCCAGGCGCTGGGGGTCGACTTCTGCGACGTCGGGTCGCGCACCGTCTGCAAGCTCCTGGGTTTCAGCTCGCCGTACGACGTTGACTCTGCCGGCATGAGGCCGGTGTTCCAGAAGCTCCTGCTCTCCAAAAAGCGCGAGTGGGAGATGGACAGGGCCTCGTTCGTCACGGACCGCACCCACTTCGACAACCTCGTCTACTCGATGCTGCATTGCCCCGAGATCTCCAGCGACGCGTACATCGAAGAGGTGGTCGAAGCCTGTAAGATCTACACGCACGTGTTCTTCTGCCCGATCGGGTCCTTCCATGACACGGCCGGGGACCCTGACAGGGTGTCCGACGGTGATTACCACAAGAGGTACGAAGACCGACTGATCGAAGCCTGCTGCCGCCTGGCAGGGCACGTCCCCGTGTATCCGCTGATGCCGGGGACGCCAGCCGAGCGTCTTGCCGAGGTCATGGGTCGGATCGGAGCCGAATGAACAGAGACATCCAGGCGATCCTCGACGCAGCAAAGAAGGCCGGCTGGTCTGTCACCAAGACCAACGGCGGGCACTGGCAGCTAAGATCGCCAGACAAGAGAGTTCCGCTCATCGTTGCGCCCAGCAGTCCCAGCGATTGGAGGGGCCTGAAAAACCTAAAATCGCTCCTAAGAAAGAACGGCGTCTTTGTATAAAAGATGGCGAAGTTTCTGGAGTTTGGTCAGTAAGACTTGCCATTCCTGATCTCGACGCTACGTTGCTCGGCACGCGGATAAACCTCCGCAAATAGCCAAGGACGAAGCGATGGATCAGAACGAAGTGGTCGCGGCAACCGAGTCTGCCGCCAAGAAGAAGCGCTCTCAGAAGCGCAAGCCGATCTGGGTTGCCATCCCGGCAAGCTACGAGACGGTGAAGGTTGTCGACGGTCCCGAGTTCAAGCGGGCGTCTTCGTACTCGATTCACAAGTGCTACTCGAAGAAGGAAGTGGGCACTGTGCTCTCGAAGGCGGGCATTGACGCCAGCGGAAGCGGGGACGTCATCGTTCTTCGCGCCGAGCCGCTTCCTTTGAAGCTGTCGGCGCAGGTCACGATCAAGTTCTGAAGGGGAGAAGATGCCTGAATCCACCGAGCGCGCGAAGTCGAAGGGCGGTCGCACGTACGCGGATCCGTCCAACCTGTACATCGTCGGCCTGGATGGCGACGAGGGCCCCGATCACCCTCTCTACGATGAGCGGGCTCGGATGGAGGTTTCAGACGAGGCGGTCCAGAACGTCCTTGCGTATGGAATCCTCGAAGACGTCGGAGTGAGGCTGTTCACCGTCGGCAAGGGGAGCCGCACCGAGGTCGTGTACGGTCGCCAGCGCGTGAAGTGGGCGCGGGCTGCCAACAAGCTGCTGGACGAATCTGGAAGCGACCAGCCGCGCATCAAGGTGCCCTACAGCATCGTCAAGATGGATCCGAAGATGCTGGTCGGCGTCATTGAAGCAGAGAACAACGTCCGCACGCAGGACGACGCGCTCACGCGCTCCGAGAAGGCCAAGCGGATGGTGTCGCGTGGCCACACCGAGCGTGAGGTCGCGGTTGCGTTCGGGGTTACGACAGAGGCCGTCAGGCAGTGGCTGAAGCTCACCGAGCTTTCGGCTGACATGCAGAAGGCCGTCAAGGATGGGGTGTTGACGCCCAGCGCGGCCATCGCCTTCTCCGACCTGTCACACGAAGACCAGGACGCTCGCCTGGCCCAGGCCCGTGAGCTTGGCGTCACCATCTCCACGAGCGAGGCTCGGCGCCAGCGGTCCGAGCGAACGAGCGGCAAGAGCAACGGGGAAGCGCGTGGAGCGCCCATCGGGCGCAACATGCTCAAGAAGCTGGCGGACCACGACCGGTTCACGGAGCTTCCGCCCGAGTCGCAGGCTGTGGTCCGTTGGATCTTGGGGGAGAGGACCTCCTACAAGCGGGTCGCAGGACTCGCCAAGATCTTGCGCGACCTCGGTGCCATCCAGTGATGTAGACCCGCCGAAAGGCGACCTGTGCCCCGGCAGGCAATCCGGGGCTTTCCTACAACATGGCATCGTCGAGACCCGGTGAATGACAGCGAAGAGCAACAAGAAGAAGCCAGCGGCCCCGTCGTTGAACACGGAGCAGAAGCTAGTCGCCGACCACGCCTACGGGCCCCTATTTGTCTCTGCCCTGGCAGGCACGGGCAAGACGAGCGCGCTGGTCGAGCGGGTCGCCACGCTGGTCAACAAGCACGGCATCCGGCCAGAACGCATCCTGGTGCTGTCCTTCTCTCAAGCGGCGGCCAAGGAGGTCGGCAAGCGGCTCAACGAGCGGCTGCCCCACGTGGACACGGACAGACTGTTCAGGACGTTCCACAGCCTCGCCCTTGAAATCCACAGAAGCTCCGGCGACCCCGACGTCCTGCTCGACAGCTCGGGCGCGTTCACCAGGCAGGCATTCTTCGGTGTGGCACGACAGATCGACGGCAACGTCGACTGGGACACCTTCAAGTCGTTCTCTTCGGCCGTCAAGAACGACTTCATCGGAACTCACCCGCTGCTCGCAGCCCTGGGCAAGAAAGACGACAAACTGGCCGAAATGGCCGCCTCGGTGGTTGGCTCGGGCAACAGCACGGGCGCCCTACTGGACGCCTACAAGCTGTACGAGAAGTACCGCAAGTCGGGCATGGAGCTGGCGCTTCCGGGGCAGCCGCCCAAGATGGTCAAGTGGGTCAACTTCGACGAGCTGCTCTACGACGTCTGCTGGCTCCTCTCCGATTCGACCATCAGGGGGCGCTGGAAGGGCGTATGGGACTTCGTCATGCAGGACGAGGCTCAGGACGTCTGTGAGTCGCAGAACGTCCTGGCAGAGTACCTGTGCGAGACGCACCGGAACTACATGGCGGTCGGAGACCCATACCAGACCATCTTTGGTTTCCGAGGCGCGTCACCTGACCGGCTGCTCAACTTCAAGAAGCGCTGGGACAACGCCAAGGTCATCCCACTGGAGCAGAACTACCGCTCCGGCAAGAACATCTTGGACGTAGCCAACCGGGTTCTGGAGCGTTGCCAGGAGGGCCACGAGCGACAGACTCGTCTTTCGGCGTGCAGAGGCGAGCCTGGGTACGTGGGCTACCACGAGTTCGGCACGTTCTCCGACCAGGCCAACGCCATCGCCAAGAACATCATCAAGCACGTCGAGGGCGGCGTCCTTCACTTCAGCGACATGGCCATCCTGGTCAGGACGGCCGACCAGGCGGCGCATGTCGACGTCGCCCTCTCCATCCACAACATCCCCATCAAGAGCCCCAAGCCAATCTACTTCGACGCGTTCGAGGTGTCGGCGGCTCTGGCGTGGTACCGGGTGGTCCTCGGAGGAGGGAGCGCAGGCGACATCTCGACGGCTCTCCTGAACCCGGCGAGCGGTAAGATCGGGCAGCAGTTCGTCGATCTGATCTTGGCGGACAAGCGCCCTGGAGAGGGGTGGCTCGACGTCGTTGCCAGGAACCACGACAAGACCAAGGTGCATGGCGCCGGGGGCCGCTGGTACAACGCCATCAAGCGGCTGACCCTCGACGCACACAAGACGCCAGCCCAGCTCATGAGCAGCATCGGAGGAGGCGGCGGTCCTCTCTCAAAGCTGTTTGAGAAGAAGGGCGCGGAGTCCGACGCCTCGCCGGTCATGAACTGGCGCAGGCTGATGGACTTCCTCTCCGAGTACCGAGATCACGCTGAAGCCATCGCCGTGATCGAGAAGGTCAAGCAGAACCGAGAGAAGTCCAAGCGCCAGACCAACGTGGTGACCGTGAGTACGATCCATGCGGCCAAGGGCCGAGAGTGGCCCATCGTATTTCTTCCCGGCGTCGCCAACGGGCTCTTCCCTCATGCGAACGCAGAGAAGACGGAAGAGCGACGGCTGTTCTACGTCGCCGTCACCCGGGCAAGGGATGAGCTTTGGATCAGCCGGGCCATTGAAGACCTCTACGGTTCCAGCAATCCGAGCGACTTCGTCACCGAGTGCGGCCTGAAGCCCATGGAGCGGTACGAGCTTGGCGTTCAGCGCCGCGACGGCTCCCAGGGCCTGCTCATCTAGCCATCATCAGGCCGGACGTGTACGCCCTGGCCGCTTCCACGGTCAGCATGGGAGGGGCGATCTTGAAGTCTTCGCGCGGGGCGTTGTACCCGATGTCGGAGATTCGGATGAGCCCCTTGGCGTCCCTCATGATGTTGTCGCTGTGCATGTCGGACCAGTCGATGCCGACGGCGGACAGCTCACGAGCGCCTGCTGCGATTGAGTCAAGCAGCCTGAGGGCCTGCTCAATCATCGTGGGCGTGAACGCCGGCATCGTGTCTCGCACGAGGTTGCGCCACCGGCTCCGCATCACGTGTGACTTGGGTGTCGGAAACTGAAGGTCGTACTGCTCGTCGATGTACAGCTCCCAGAGCGCATCGACGAGGATGGCTTCCTTTTCCGAGAGCGGGTTGAGGATGTCTCGATGCACGACGTACCAAGGCATCCACGAGTCGGTGCCGCGGGTGTCCTGCATCTCCCACACGCCGTAGATGTGAACCGTGTGCTTGGTGTCTTTGCCGATGAGCAGCGACGACGTGATGACCTCGTACGGGTCCACAGTCAGCTTGACCACGCTCTGCCTGCCGGCGAATTTGACCTGGAAGGCTTGGCCGAAGTTCCCGCTGCCCAACCTTTGGGCCTTTGGGCTGTGAATCCCAAGCTCCCGCAAAGCGGCCGAGTTGTTCAAAATCGCAACGCCCACGGGGACGCGTGGCGCTCGGATCAGCTCGTCGAGTTCGGTGTCTTCAGCCTTGCTCATGTAGGTGGCAGCATGGTAGCGGCAATCGTGCTGACGCGGTACGCTGCGACTGACAGGAAGGTGTCGGATGCGGGGGCTTGGTCAGGCGAAATGGATTCCGGGGCAAGTGTCGTTCTCGTCGCTGCCGGCTGGCCGAGAGGGGCTTCCTAGCCTCCAGCCGCTCGTTGAGCGCGGGCTGCCGATTGCTCCGTACATCGAGCACGGCAGCTACGAGACAGGAGCGCCCGCCATCATGCGCTACGCGCGCGACCCATACCGAGGAATCATGGGGCTGGACGCTGCAAGCTCCTCAGGGCATGCTCGTGGCCGGAGCAACAGCATGAGCGAAGGTCTCACGATCGGGCAGTCGGTTCGCCGACTAGAAGACCAGAACTACATCATCGCGTGCAGCGACTGGCGGCAGAACCCGACCGGCGGAGGCGTGGTCGTCACGGGCATGCGCGAGGCGATGCGCACCGCGAAGCGTAGGATCCAGCGGCTGCCCTACGGCGCCGTCTGCCGCGCCTTCCTGCCGTCGTCTGGCCCCGTGTTCGTGCCCGGCACCGAGGTCTTCACGCTTAGCCAGAAGCCCAGCGGAGAGCTTGACGTCCGCTTCAACTACAGCCTGCGCGGCATGGGAGGCGCTCTCACCGAGTTCGCGTGCTCCGAGACCCAGGCGGGGCAGATGCTGTCCGAGAACGTCAACCTGGCGCTCCGGTCGGGCCTCCAGGCGTCGGTCGTCGGAGCGGCCGTTGGCGGCCTGATCGGCGGCGCCTCCAGGCAGCCGGTGATTGGCATCATCGGTGGCGTGATCAGCGGGTACCTGTCCCACATGCTGTGGACCGCCCCGTACCGCCGGTAGTCAGCCCCCGAACTCGTAGTCGTACTCGGAGATCAGCCACGCGTCCCTGATTGCGACGGACGCGGCCATCTCGTCGGTGTAGTACGACCTGTAATCTCCGCGCCTTGAGACGTTCTTGCGCTCCATGCTGTTCGCGGCGACGCGAACGGCCTCTGGGACGTATGGACAGTTGTCGTCCATAAACCTGAGGAGCTGTGCGCCGACGCCGTCTTCAACGCGTCTCATTCGGCAGCACACCACCCCGTCTTCTCCCAACACCATCCCGACGGAGTGCATGGTGCAGGCGTTCTGCTCAAGGATCGATGCGAGAGACCTCCGAAACACACCCACGTCTTCCCCGGCGTCGAACTTGTTCCTGAAGAATGAAAAGTAGCTCACGTACCAGTCCCACGGGTTCCTGACATACGCAAGGACCGGAGCCCCGCGGTATTCGCTCGGAGCGTCAAGGATCCCGGTGTGCAGTCCAGCAGCCTGGTCGGTCGGGGTGGGGCGAAGCGAGTCGTAGACGTTCCACTCGGCCGGAATGCCTCCCGACAGAGCGTCTCTAACCCACTTGCCCCCGGTCTTCATGACGTGGACAAAGACCATGTGGTCGCAGCAGATCACGGCGCACCTACGGCTCGAAGTTCATCCCCGTAAAAGTTTGAGGCTTGTCCGTCCATCCGCTCTGCACGCCGTCGTGTCTCACCAGCGACTTGACGGTGGTCCAGAGGCCAAGCCCGACTTTGCCAAGCGACACGTCGAAACCGATCTTCAGTCCCGGACCTCGCTCTGCCACCCGGTTTCGCGCCTCGGCTGTTACCATGTAAGCGCACTGCGAGCCCCAAAAACCAGGCAGGCTTCCGTATCCAGGAGGGCGGACGGGCCCCGCCAGCTTCTCGTACAAACGGATGCCTGTAACCAGGTTCATCGGGCCATGGATTCGGACAACCTCATCGCGGACAGCGACCAGCCTCTGAAACCAGTCCTTGGAGAACGTCAAGTCGTCCTCCAAAAACACCACTCCGTCTGCGCCCTCTGACTCTGGTCCAGAAACGCATCGGAACGCATTCCAGATGTACCTATCGTACCCGCCTGGAAGCGCCTCCAGCATGTCGGCGTCTTCCGACGTGACGCCGACAACACTCACCTTCGGGTGCGTAAGCAGTGGTCCGAGGTAGTCCGAAGAGCGGCATCCGACAAAGAGCGTGATTGGCGGAGCCGTAGGGTCCTTCTCGTACAGGCTCTCGATGGTGTGGTGGATGTAGTTGTGCTTCGGCGTCCTATCGATCGTCGGCATCACAAGACGAGGCGTCGTTGCCATGGGTCAGACCTTTCTTGCGACGCAGACCGTGTCTCCGACGGGCGCCTTGCCGCCGCCAGGAACCATGTACATCTGAACGACAGAAAAGCCCGCGTCTTCCACGATCGTCTGCATCCCATCTGGGAAAATACGCCAGCAGTCGATCGGGTAGGCGTGATAGCCCCACGCGTACGGGGCGACGATGCAGGCCAGGCCCGAGGGCTTCAGAATACGTGACATCTCCTTGACCACGAGCCACGGGCGCCTCGTGTGCTCAAGGGTGGACACCGACACGACCGCATCAAACGACGCATCAGGCACCGACGGCCAGGGGGGCTCCGTAGGCACCACGAGGTCCACGTTGGGGCCTGCTGCCGCGTCGATGCCCACGTACTTGCACCCGAGCTTGTCGAAGACAGGACGCAAGCATCCGTTCACGTTGTACGCGCCGATGTCAGCGACCGACTTGCCGGAGACCTCCGACCTGTAATCGAAAGCGAACTTCTCCACTGCGCTGTATGCAGAAGGGTGCATCAGGTAGTCCTCTTCAGCACGGTGAGGCCGTTGCTGTCCTCGTATTCCGCTTCGACTGTCCAGCCGCCTTTTGCCAGGAACTCATTGATGGCGGGGCGGAGTCCCTTGGTGTTTGGAAGCTCTCCACGATCGCCAAACGTGACGGTGTCGTGCATGGCGATCCACTTGCCCACTTTGTCCGAGTGACGCGCCAACTCGGCGGACAGTTGCTCGTACGTGTGGAGCGTGTCGATGAAGAGCATGTCCGTGGGCTCAATAGAGATATTGCGAGTGTCTCCGACCACAAACTTGAACTTCGTGGCCCCAGCAATCGGTGTGAGTTCGATGGCTCGCGGGCATTTATGAATGTCGTACGCCACGAACTTTCCGGGCTGGCCGCGCAAGATCGCCACAGTCGAGACGGCGGACCTGGTCCCGAACTCAGTCACCGACTGACAGTTCGACGCCAGATCCCTAAGCCTCGGGACATGGTTCTGAATGTCGCTTGGGTGCTCGGAAGCGAACCTGTAGGCGGCTTCAAGTTTCGGATGTACTGACATCGTGCCGGATCTCAGCTTTCAGCGACCGCCGCGCGGCTTGACGGTGTTTGGATCGACGGGGCTTTCGTCGAGGTTCTGCGCCCAGGCAGGCGCGTTGGAGTCTGCGGAGCTGGGCGATGCTGGAGGGGTTGGAATCCCTCCGATGAACTTGTTCACTGCCCTGTCGAGGAACACGTCAGCGGCTTCCTCGTACTCCGAGCGCCTGTTGCGCTTGGCCATGTCGTTGATCGTCTCGGTGCCGCCGAACATCTCATCGAACGGTCGAAGCGTCATCGACTGGCAGCCAGGGCACGGGCCTGGATAGTCGCGCGCCGAGCCGGTTGGCATCGCTTCGATCTCGTCGTCGCTGAACTCCATCGTGCTCTTCCACCCGCACGTGAGGCAGAAGAACAGAATGCGCTTGTCGTCTTCGCCAGCAAGCCGCTTGGCAAGGCGGGCGGCCTCTTCGGGGGTACGTACGACGATGGCAGCGGGGCCGCCAGCCGCAAACCGTCTTGATTCGTCGTTGCTCATGGTATTGCTCAGAGCTTGGAAACGGCTCGGACCATCAGGATGTCCGTGCCGCGGAGGAAGGTTCGGGTCTTGATGACGGGCTGACCGAGGGGCGTGGCGGGCCCAGCAGACATCGTCGACTGGAACTCCCACACGTCACTGCTGGCCCCCACCTCACGGTAATCGGTGGCGACGAAAGCCACAAGCTGCATCGCGGGGATGGACCGGCGACCGCCGGAGTCGTCTTCGACTTCGATCATGTTGAAGTCGCTGTGACGGGTCATCACCTGAACCTCGCCACCGCCGATCGCCCGCAGCGCCGTACCCAAACTAGCTTCGCTCATGACGTCTCCTCCATCCATCCGCAAACAGCAGAAACCCAACGCTCCGCGACGTGCGACCATTTCCACGACGAGGAGATGTCTTTTGTGACCTTCGCGCTTCGCAGGAGCCGAAGCCTCGACTCCGGCACCTCGGCCACGAGCATCGCGTCGGCAAGCGCTCCGATGTTGATCTCGGGCACGGACCCGTCCTCGTAGGCCATCTCGCCACCAGGGGATGCCGGGGCAGCGAGCCACCCTCCGAACGAGCCCATGAACTCCGCATGCGCCGTTTCACACGTGGCAATCGTCGGGATGCCGAGGCACAGGGCGCTCAGCACAATCATCCCGAAGCCCTCGCAGCGGGTTGGCAGGATGATCGTGTCAGCCTGCTCCATGACCTCCAGAAGCTCTGCGTCCGAAGAGCCTCGCAGAGGTGGCATCAAGATCTCGACCTGGTCGGAGATGCCAAGGTCGGCGCACTTGTAGAAGACGTCTTCGTAGATGGCCCTGTGGGCGTGGACAATGAGCTGCCGCTCTTTGTCTCGGGGCAGCATGGCCCAGGCAGAGAGAAGCTCTCCGGTGCCCTTCCGGCCCGGCCACGCATGGTCAGACGACAAGTGTACCGCCGTCCACGGCTTGTTGTCCTTGGCTCGCTCGGAGAGCCTGGCGTAGCGATCGTCGCTCCACGAGAACCCGTCTGCCACCCCGAGCGGGACGACCGTGATGTTGTCGGGCTTCGGGGCGCCGTTGCTCTCGCATCCGTTGCGGATGCTCTCCTCGCACCAACCGCTTGGAACGAAGACCTTGCCAACCTTGGAGACGAGCTGCGCGTGCTCCTTGCCGACCGTGTTGGTGTTCGGAGAGGAATACAGGGCGATGCGGCGCGCTTCGTATGCAGCCAGGTACGACTCGAAGTAGTGCCTTGGCTCCGTGGCGATGAAGCAGTGGGTTCCGGTCGGTGCCGTGTCGTCGCAGAGGTCCATGTTGGCCTCGTGCCACTCGTCATCGAGGTTGGTAACCCTGCCGAGCTTGCCGTCTGCACGCAGGGCGCGGCAGATCTCAGCGCTCAACCTGGCGAACGACAGCGTCGTGCCGAAGTGCCCAACGAAGTCGAGCTTCACGGAGTGCCCCATTCAGACACGCCGGTCCTGCGCTTGATGGCCTCTGCCATGACCGGCACCGTGGCCTCCGCACCGAACAGCCGGCGCGTGGCAACCGCTCCATGAATGTCCTTCTTGCGACCGCGCTCGAAGACTGTCCGCATGGCCGCTCCGAAATCCTTCGGGTCGTAGTCTCCCCACTCGGCCTTCTTGTGGAACATCGGGCTGACGACGAGCTGCCCCTGGGGGACCGGCACGAGCTTGTGCTTGATGATGGCGTCGATGGTGCCGGAGTCTGTCTCCCGCTCAAGTTCGGCCGCGAAATCACCCAGCGCGCCAAAGTCGGTGCAAACCAGCGGGCAACCAACAGCCTTCGCCCAGACGGCCGGAATCCCGAGGCCCTCTCCAAAGCTCGGCTGAACGTACCCGTCGAGCGACGCGAGCCAGTCGATGACTTCCTGATCGGACAGGTCGGTTCCCGTCTGAAGCCTCACGCGGGGCATCTTCTTGCTGCGCGGGTAGTCGTCATCGCCGAACTCCTTGGCGATTTCGGCGATCTCCTTGACGACGCCGTCTGTGAACTCGGTGATGGTCTTGTTCTTCCCGAACAGGCTCGTCCTGATGTTGAGGACGACATTCTCATCGCGCCGAAACTGCGAGAAGTACGCTCGGATGAGGTGAGGGAAGCCCTTCCGCTCGTGCCACGTCCCCATCGTGCCGAAGACGAACTCGTCGCGCTCCACCGGGACCATCTGCTCGGGCATGGCCCAAGGGCCGCCGCAAAGCATCGGGCGCACCACGTCGAGCTTGCTCGGGTTGCACCCGCCCGCCTCGAATGCCCTCTTCACGAAGTCGCTGACGCACCAGATGGCCGTCATGCCCTTGCTGTTGACGGTGTCAGCGGTCCACTGGCTGACCCTGGTGGCCTCGTATGCCGAGTAGTACACGGTCGCCTTGCCAAGGCCGAACATCTGCGTCTCGGGAGGCAAGCTCACCAAGAGCATCTCGGGGAACCCGACGGGCGACTTGGACAGCCAGCGCAGCAGCATCTCGTCGCGGTCGGCCGGGAAGTTGTCGATGTCGATGTCTTTGACCCGATGCGGAATGAGCATCAGGGGCGCCTTCATCTCCTCCCGAATCATCCAGCTCGCGGCAACGGCGTGGGCTGCGTATCCGGCGCGCGAGTCGGTGTGGAAGCAGTGCCAGATCCCATGGACGTCGGCTCCGGGAGCCGGTTCGGCCGTGTACGCGTACCCGCCGAAGTTCGACTTGGTGATCGTCTCGCGAAGAGACTCGACCTCCTGAATCGGCCGGTCTTCGTAGGCGATCTCATTCGTTTCGACGGTCTGTTCTTCCGACATGCCCGCGGAAGCTACGCGGTCACGTACGTCGAATCAACCGACGACTGACAAGTTCAGCGACGCGCGGGTCGTGCATCCCAAACGTGGCAATGCACGCGGCGTCGGACTCGTCTGGCGAGTTTGCCTTGACCTGAGGATATCGGCTCCGGGCGGCAAGCATGGATGCTGACTTCAACGCGTCGCTGGTACGGGCACCGGACCCCTTGAGCATCGCGGCCTGCCAGGTGCGCGAGTTGACTCGCAGGATTTTGTTGGAGTGGGCAACGGCTGCAATCGGCGCGCGCCATCGCTCCCATGCCGCGCCAAGCCCGATGAGCGCACGCACGCCCACCTTTTCCTTTGCCGGGCCGCCAAAGGTCCACGTCTCTCCCATGGCCACGAGGTGAAGCCCGCGGTCAAGCGCCGCCTCGGCGGCGATGCCCACCGCACAGGAGACCTCGTCGGCGCAGACCGAGGTCTTCTCGATGCAGCCGCTGCCGATGTATTGGATCCGCAACCCGTCAGAGCAGAGGACGGCCCAGCCGCTGGATTCGCCCGGGTCGATGCCGATCAGCACGCACTTTGCCGGAACGGGCAGCAGGGCCACCCGAGCTTTTTTCGGCATCTCAGATCACGCCTTGCGAGCGTACGTCTTGAGCGAGCGGAGAGTGGTCGGGTTGCCGCTCCCCTTCTTTTCAAGGCGCTCAAGAAGCTGCTTTGCAAGTGCAGCCGTCGAGAGCTTGCGCGCTGCCTTGTTGGCGGTCAGGGCAGGGCGCGCGTCCTTGGCGCCACTCATCCGCCGCCACATCTCGTAGATGGCAGCCAAGATGGCGATGACCACGATCACCGCCACGACCTTCTTCACGAGCGCCATGCTGCCGCTGCTCGCGGGCACGAGCTGGGTCGGAAGGGGCTGAGGAATCGGCTGCATCTCGTCGCCGAGCATGCTCACGGGCACCAGTGCGTACTGGTCCTGAAGGTCTGGCCTGATGGCCCTGTTCCTTGGAAGGCTGGCCGCGCCAGACACGAAAGCGAGAGGGTCGACTCGATATGCCATGTTCACATGTCCACGGAGGAGCCAGGGGTAACGATGCGGTTGCCGCCCGTGATGATCTGGGTTGCGCCTCGCATGTCGGTGTGCGCGACGCTGTCGGTCACGCGGACGCACCATGACATGCAGTAGTCGCACTGCCATCGCTCGGGCGACGAAATCATCGGGATCTTATCGGTGGACCGGGGCTGACGGCCCTTTGCTTCACAGTCGAGCGCGTAGTTGTCTCGAAGGTGGTGGCCCTTGGGCAAGCGCCCGTACTCGACGGTGCCGATGGACATGCCCTTGTTGTCCTCGCGCACGGTGATGTAGTTGTCCTGCTTGTGGTGCATGTAGCAGACGGGGCACTGGGCGATCAGCATGCCGACCGTCTCGTTGCTGTCGCTCGCGCGAGGCACCGCGTACAGCTCGCACTCGATGATCGGCTTGCCTCGGCCGCCGGGAAGGTCCGGGCCATCAGCCCACAAGATCCAGGTCCTCGGCGCCTGCTTCTCGGCGTCCATCGAGTTGCCCAGGACCTTGCCCTCCTGGTACATACGCTTTTCCATGGAACGCCCGGCGTTGAACTGCCGAGAATCCATGCGGCCACCGAAAATGTCGGTCTTGTAGATCTTCCTCATCGCACCCTGCGCCTCCGCCTGCGGCGCCGGTTCGGACTCATCTTTCGCTCCCCCTGCTGACGGAGGACCTCGAAAGAGAAGTACGCCGCGGCACCTGATAGGAGATACAGGACGCCGAGGGCAGGCAGCACATAGCGGAGAACGTAGGGAGCAGACGCTCGGGCAACCGAGTCGACGACGGGACCGACAAGATGACGGTCGACCGCGCTGACGATCCCCGGGCCCTGGACACGGAGGGTGCCCTCGGGGTCTCGCACAAGGCCAGCGACCACGTTGGCCACGTTCAGGACGGTCTGACCCGTATCCTGTGCCGACGGGCCAGCGCCGAGCGAGGCGTGGCGATAAGGGACGGGGCTGTAGCTCATCGACGGCTCCGGCGGCGGCGGCGATTCGCCTGCATCTTCTTGCTGTTCTTGCCGATGAGGTAGCCGGCCACGCCCATCAGCGGGGCGATGATAAAGGTGCCGAAAGCCGTGATCTTGGCGTAGGAGACGAGAGCCTCCTGCCCCATCGGGCCCATCGCAGCGATGTTCTGCACCGGGGTGCTGGCGAAGATGGCCTTGCCGACATCGAAGAACTTCGGCTGCGCTGCGGCAGGATCTGACGGCGGAGGGGCATACCCTCCCTCTCCGATCATCTGGCCAGGACGCACGCACGCCGGGGGCATCCCGGGGGTCAACTGCCTAAGCTCAAAGCCGTCCGGGCACGAGTAGCACCCTTCTGGAGCCGGAACGCGACGGCATTCGACACGAGTGGCCGTGATCGGGGGAACTACCCTCACCGATGCGCCAAACGGCGACGCGACGGTGCCCAGTCCACGCAGCGGGACCCGCTCGTAGTTGCCAGGGTAAAAGCCATGGCGACCGGAAAGGTCGAGCACCTGCTCTCCCCAAACCAGCTTTCCGACGTTGCTGAACCCAGCCCCCGGAATCGGCGTCGTCACCATGCGGGGGTACGTACGATACCTCCCCATGCTGCCGGGGAGATATAGCTGAGGCGTGTATGCAGGCGCGTGCTTCATCGGCATAGCTGGCGGAGCCTACCACGCGTTGTGATAGTTCCGCCAGTCGATCATCGACGACGGGCGGGCACCTTGCTCGTGCGCTTGGCCGGACGCTCGGACGTGACGGACCGGCTTGTCCGCTTGGTGCGCTTGACGGGACCAGCGGCAGCCTGCTTCACGGCCTTCACAACAGGAGGAGGAGCGAGCTTGCCGCTGCCCGGAAGGTAGACGCCGATGACGCGACCGGACGCGTCCATGAGCACCTGGAGCGGACCGGCAAGCGACCGCTTGGCCTCGAACATGGCGTATCGAACCGCCACCGCTCGTCCAAACACGCGTGCAGGAAGCCAGCTTGAGTGCCGCAGAACGACCTGCCCGGGTTCCCCTTCCGACGCGAGCATGACCCTGAAAGCGCGCTCTCCGGGCTGCGGCGTGTACTGAGCCGGCGTTTCCGGGGCCATGGCGTGCTGCGGGCGGTCGTCGAAGGTGCTCATGGTGCGCGTCCGTTCCGTGGGCGTCTCGAAGCGTGACAGGTCGAACGTCCTGGGCTCCAGGCGGGTCACGGGAATGGGGGCATCGCCCGAGTCATCACCGGGATTTTCCTCGTGCTCGGCAACCGCCTCGGTGTCTTCGTTCATCGCGCGTGCAGGCTACTTCCTGCACGCGCGGGACGCACGCCGTCTGACCTCACTCGGAAAGCAGGCGGGACAGCTTCATCCCAAACCAGGTTGCGACCGATCGGCGCTGATCCGGCGTGAGGCTCTTGAGAACGCCTGAGATGATCACCATGGCGGAGATCTCCCTGTCGTCAGCAGAGCTGCCGATGAAATCAATCATGGACGCCATCAAAGTGACGTCCTTTTCCTTGTGCGGAGCTTCGGCGACCGCCACAGGGCGAACCTTGACGACACGAGCCTTGACGGGCTTGCGCCTGATGTCCACGACCTTGTTATCGCTGGTCTTTCTGCTGCGATTGACCTTCGCCCGGCGCTTTTGTCCGCCAATCGGAAGGCCAGAGGTCACGGCCCATCGGTGAACGGTGGACAGCGAGAACCCGGTCTCCTTGCTGACCGCTGTGACCCCGTGCCGCCTGGCCGCCGCCACGACCTTGAGCACGAACTCCGGGAACGTCTCCTGCCACGACTCTCCCCTGCCCAAAGCTTGAACGGGCCTCAGCGCCCGAAGCTCCTCTCCCCACGAGGCCGCGGCACGCGCCTGCGCGACTGGCTCCTCGGGGGGCAACGACTCCGCGAAGCCCGACACGGCGGCGGGGCCACCCTCGTCGCCTGACGACGCCGGAGCGCGGGTCTGGTCTGAGACATCCATCGACAAATCTGCAATCGCCATGAAACCCCCTACAGGTTGCGGTGAAAGCCACCGCGTTCATGCGACGCACCCTACGAACGAAATCGGCTTGGCGCAACCCCTACGGACGCGTAGAATGCCTGCACCATGGCGTACATTGCGTTGCGAGGGATGAGGTCGAACAGGTTCCCGCTGAGCGGGTCGGGCTGCGGCTGCGGCCAGGGGGCGTCGGTGCCGTCGATTCCGATCGCAGGATTCGGGGATGCGGCGTCAGAGTCCGTCAGCGCGAACTGGAAGTACGCGACCTTCGGGCTCGTGGGCCTACTTGGTGTTCAGTTCTGGTGGTGGAACAAGAAGGCACCGGAGGTGCTCAAGCTCGGGGTGCGGAAGAATCGCCGCCGTTCGCGTCGCTGACAGCAGTCGCTTCGTCGCTCTCCGGCCGCACAGACGGGGCTTGCTCTGGGAGCCCCGCCTTCTTGCGCGCAAGCTCGGGGAGCATGTCGAAGCTCTTCTTGATCGAGCGGTAGATCTGCCCCGAGCACGCCCCCACGAACGCAAACCACAGCACCCGAACCCACCAGTGCATCACGAAGGTGGGCACGGGCCATGGGATGGCGCCGAGCAGGCCGCCGACGAGAATCGGATGCCAGTCAATCGTGGCGTACCATAGCTTGTACCAGAAGGGCTGTTTGCTGGTCTCGGTGCCCTGCGGCACCCAGATGTGAACCACCTTCTTGGCGGCCTCGCCGCCAAGATAGATGATCACGCCGACGGCGGCGACGGGCCAAAACTGGCCAAAGTAGAAGTACAAGTCCTTCTCGTCGGAGGGGTCCATCGCGACACCCTACCATCCACGGCGAGCGCCCGCCATGCCGTGCCCCATACCCCACTCGCCCATGGCGGCGTCGATGTCTTCTTGGTGCTCGGCGACGGCCTTGAGGTATGAGTAGCTGTTGGCCCTGTTGCTGTCTTCGATCATCCATCGGTGCTCGCTCTGGCGGATCTCATCTCGGATTGCCCTCAGCTTCTCCTCGTGAGCACGCTGCTGCGCGGACGCCAGCCGCTCGTTGCCGGCCATCACGGACGTGCGGCATGCGGCGCATCGACGATGCCTCCACCCAAACGCCTGGTCGTAGACATCCCCAAGCGGCGACTTGGTGATGGTGTTGCAGCCCTCGCACACAGGGGCACCCAAGCGTCGTAGCGCATCGAGCGGCGTCATGTCAGCGAGTATGACGAAGCCGGGCGTGTCAGGCTAGGGAGATATCCTGCGGCCTGAACTCATACTCCTGACCTCCAACGGTCACGATGACGCGGACGATCCGCTTGCTGTCTTGGCTCCTCGTCAGCCTCTGAAAAGTGCCCTTCGCGAGTTCTCCTAGCTCGCCCTTCTTGGAGGAGGGGACTCGAACCTTGACCCGGACGCCCTTCCTGGCCGACGACAGTAGCTCTGCAATCTTCATGACCACCTACCTTCGGCAGCAATATGTAGCATCCGAGCTACATACATCCATCTACTGACGGGACACGATGACTGCATCATTGATCGTTGATCGTGACGAAGCCCAGACCGAGGTCGCCTACAGGCTGGGGGCGGGCGACCATGAAAAGGGAATGAAGTACGCCATGGCGATTGCCGGGTGGCTGTCTTCAAAGGGTGAAAACACAAGGCGCACCTACCGAAACGCCGTGAGGCAGTTTTTCGGCATGTGGCCACGCGGGCTCTCCCCGGACCAGGTCACGACCATGCACGCCGCGGCCTTCAAAAGCCGGTTGATCGAGTTCGGCAAGAGCGACGCCACGGTCGCCCACAGGCTCGATGTGATGACGGCGCTGTTCGATTTTCTGATGCAGCCGTCCGACGCCACGGGCGAGGGGCTTGTGAAGAGCAACCCCTTCAGGCCGGTATCGCGGAGCGACGTGCGCCCGACTCCGTACGCCAGGTCAGTTCCGGTTGAGTGGCAGACCTTTAAGACGATTCTTGATTCGATCCCGATGGACCCGAGGGGCATGCGGGACCGCGCGCTTCTCCTCTTCTACGCCTTTACGGGGCGACGAAAGATGGAGGTAGCGGGCATGCGCGTCAGAGACCTGGCCCTGGGTGCAAAGCCTCGCTCATACACGGTGAAGACCAAGGGAAACAAGCTTCAGACGTTCGAGCTGCCTGACATCTGCTACTCGGCGCTCAAGGCGTACTGGGTCGCGAGCGGCAGGCTTTCGACGCTCAGGCCCGAGCAGGGGGTGTTCACCCGCATCGACCCAAACGCAAGGATGATGGGTGAGACGCCCGACTGTCCGCTCTCACCGAGGATGGCTCAGGTCATCTTGAAGAGGCGCGCAAAAGCGGCAGGGGTTGAGTGGAAGCCGTTGAAGGTCCACGGGCTTCGGCACATGGCAGCGCGCGACCTGAACAAGGCCGGTGCCCGCCTTCAGGACATCCAGGCGTTCCTCGGCCACGCCAACCCGAACACAACGGCCATCTACCTCGGCAAGCTGATGGGCCCCGCGCCTTCTCTTGAGGGCAAGCTGGCCGACGTGCGGAACCTGGCGAGCCTCATCGCGACGGATGAGGCAGAGCGGGACTGATCTGCTGTCGCTACCTGCGGCTGGTCTTCATGCGCCGAGGTTCGCCTATGATACGACGCGGCCAGAGGCCTTAAGGCCAGCAGGCAGGGGGTAGCTGTAGTCGCGCAGGTCGAGGCTCCCTCCCACGCTTGTCAGGCCAGCAGGCAGAGGGTAGCTGTAGCCGCGCAGAAAGAGGCCCCCTCCCACGCTTGTCA